CGCCAGCACCGCCGCCACCGCCTGAGCAGTAACCCGTTGCCCCTGTGCTTCCCGCTCCACCAGCGTTGCCTTGCCCCGATGTACCCGCGCCGCCAGTACCAGATGGGGTGTTACCGCCACCACCAGAACCGCCCGAAAGTCCATTTATAGAAGTGGTTCCAGCACCACCACCACCGCCAATAGCTGTTAAGGCGTTAAAAACTGAGTTTGACCCATTGTTTCCAGAGCCTAATGATGTTGCGCTTGTTGCGCCGCCAGCACCAACCGTTACTGTGTATGAAAGTGTTGGGTTTAAGGATGCAGTACCCGTAAGTAAGCCCCCAGCGCCGCCACCGCCAGACCTATCGTTTCCACCCGCGCCCCCACCAGCAACTACAAGGTAGCTTGCGGAAACAGCAGAACCAGAAGTCCACCCAAATGCGGCAAGTGCAGCGGCTCCGATTTTTGAAAGGCGTGGCATCGGTTATCCCTTATGCGAACTTGGTCTGCGAGGCCAACACAACGTAGGTGGCGCTTCCGGTCTTCTGGATGACGTAGGTGTAGCAGTCAGTGGAGCTTGCGTTGCCGCTTGTGGGCGCAGAGCCACCCTGCCACTTTGGGGTCACCGATGTGCCGTCAATCGTTACGGCAGAGTTGTAGTAGGCCGTTGTGCCGTTGGTGACGAGGAAGGTAGCGGACAGAGATTCTCCAGTAGCCATCACAGTGTTCAGCGATGTGCCGCTGGAGCCACGGAAGTTGAGCGTCCAGTTGCCCGATGCATTGCTGGTGTAGTACAGCACGGACTGCGTGGTCACATCGTAGTTGATGGTTCCGGTTGCAGCAGTCGCGGAGATGGTGTCCACTTCCAGTATGTTGGGTGTGGTAAGCGCTGTTGCCGATGATGTACCGTTAAGTGTTACCGTGGTAAATACCCCGGTACTCGCAGTAGTTGCACCTACGGTTCCATTGATGTTGATGGACGCAGTTCCGGTCAAATTGGTCACCGTTCCGCTGGAAGGCGTGCCCAATGCCCCGCCATTGACCACAAATGCGCCTGCGGAGCCTGTATTCACGCCCAGAGCGGTCACAACACCCGTGCCAGTGGTTACGGTGCTTGGGGCTGCTCCAGCGCCGCCGCCAACCATCAACGCGCTGGCTGTCAACGCCGCGCTAGTTGCCCATGTTGATGCGCTTGAGAAGTACGGAATGCCGCCACTTGTTCCAGCAACGGTGAGGGCCAATGTTCCAGAAGTGGTTATTGGAGAACCCGCAACTGAAACTATGCCACCAGTAAATGTTTGCGCTACAGAAGTAACCGTGCCAGATGCGCCAGAACTAGATGCCAGCAAAGTTACTGTACCGCCGCTGTTCTTGGCGTACAGCTTCATATCTGAAATGTTCAGCCCCAACTCGCCATTGGCAAGATTGCCAGAAGTTGGAATAGCCGCCGCAGTCGTACTGTAGTACAACTGAATTGGGGTGTAAGTTGCTTGTGCCATTTTAGAAAGTTCCTCCAGATATTCCGCCCGGTACAAATAACATTGTGCCGTTAAATGTCAATGCCGACCCCATTATTAATTGATTGGATACGTTTTGATACGCCACACCGTAAGACGTTCCGTTCAGCGCGTACAACTCTGTGATGTCACTGTTTGTGCCTGACTTGGCGGCAACTAGGTTTGTCCTTGCGTTAGTGGCGTTTGTTGCCCCAGTCCCGCCATTAAGTACAGGCAACGTACCTGTAACTCCAGCGGTCAAACTGATTTGTTGGAATGTTGGCGCAGAAGAACTATTAGCAACTAACGCGTACCCTGCCGTACCCGCCGCAGTTGACGCAGGTGAAGCGCCAGCGCCGCCGCCATAGACCACACCATACTGAGTTAGGGCAGCAGATGTTGCCCAAGTTGACGCACTGCTAAAATAAGGTATCCCGCCACTTGTTCCCGCAACCGTAAATGCCGGGGTTGTGGTGGCCGTAGCCACAGAAATGATGCCGCCAGTAAAACTAACGCTCGTAACTGTGCCACCCGACCCAGTTGCATTAATCGTGATTGCGGCAGAGCCGTTATAAGTAGTCCCTGCGCTAAAAGAGACGCCAGTCCCTGCGGTGAGGTTAAATAAATTACCGCCCAGTGCCACACCGGAAATGGTGCTGTTGGTCAGGCTGGCGTTGGCAATGTTGCTCAACGTATTGCTTGCGCCGCTGATGGTCTTGTTGGTCAGCGTCTGGGCGTCGGTTAATGTTACTACAGTGCTGTCAATAGAGATTGTGCCAGTTGAGGTGATAGGCCCGCCTGTCAAACCTGTACCTGTGGCAATAGACGTTACACCTGAGCCAGACGCGAGGCTTGTCCAAGCGTTGTTGATATAGCCCTCAAACAACGCAATAGAGGTATTGTAACGCAGCATCCCGTTCACTGGGGTTCCGGGGCGGTTGCCTGTGGTTCCAATTGGAAGAGTTGCGCTGGCCGCGCCTGGAAGCACAGGGTTATCTGCAAGTCCAATAACAGGCAGTGTATTGCCCGCAGTAACAGCAATCTGATTTGCTACGCCTGTTATAGTGATAGGCGTAATGGTTGTGCCACCTGCTGTTGCAAGCAAGCCCGTGCCGCTGGTTGCCGCAAGTGCACTGAGAAGGCCTGTAGTAGATATAGCAGGGTTACCACCCACTCCATCGCCATCTGTGACGCTCAGACCACCGCTTGCACCGATAATACGTGCAGCCAGGGTCGTAGAATTGGTTTTTGCAAGCAAACCATTGCCAACAGACACCAAACTGGCAGGCGCCCCTGTAAGGGCAATAGTCATAGTACTTTGCGCACCACCATCAGTTAGATTGACGCCTGTACCAGCAGCAAGGTATCTGCTGTTTGCAAGTGATGGCTGGTTTGTGGTTGTAAGGAACGTTTGCGTGAGCGTCGGGCTAGATTGAATAGCGCTGACTGTTGTTTGTACAGTTTGCCCATTTTGGACAACAGGCACCAATTCAGTACCTGTCAGTGAAACCGGTGCTGCTGGTAGTTGTGATATGCGCACGTTGGACATTATGGGCTCAAGTTATCAAGGTTGCCATTGAGATCATCCTGAGAGGTTTCAGGCGCGATGCCATACTCACCTGCAGTTGTACCGGTAACCGTTTGATTAGGCGCTGTGACCACATTGGGGTCAGTCGTAATAGCCTGATCATTGGGGTCAAGTGGTGCATCAGGACGTGGGAAACGAATAGCAATTTTTTCAGGCTGGCGTGCAGGTAAGCGGTAAGGGTCGCGTTCATCATTGCAACCATTATTACAAACTCTGAGACCCGGAGTATTACGGTCCATTGAGATGTCAGAATACGCACGCTTCATTTTGCATCGATCGCAAATAGCGATTGATAAAACAGTGTTGCCGCGAGTATCAAGCCAGACGCTCATCTTGTGTACGGGCTGATGTTAGGCGCAAAATAAATCGGCGACTTGTCGCGTTCTTCCTGCTCAGCCTGAAACCAATACTTTTCACCTTGTGCCTCGCAATACGCTACACGACTTTCAGGCACACCTGGGAGTTCCATAGCCATCTGATGCGCAAGCATATTCTGAATGGCCAGATACCATCGCTGGGGAATTTGAATGGACCCTGAGAGGGAACCTACATCCTGCACATAATATGAGCACCAAGCCACAACCTGAGGTGAGTAAATGGCAGGCGCAGGCCAAAGGTACATTGACGGCTGCGGGATTGTGCGATCAAACCAATATTGCAGCGGGTAGTTGTTGGTGAAGTTCTTGTTAGGCAAGTTCGTGTAGTCATCACGATTCATCCTTGCCATAGGAATCTCAGTGGCATTGGAGCCAAACACAACTTGATAGACGCCCATATTGGCGCCTGCTGATTGCAAAATTCTCCAGTATGGTGCAGTTGCAGATGGATCCAGATCGTAGTAAATCCAAGTGCCTGCAACCCAGGTTGTGGCGCCAGGACTGTATGCCGTGGTCCAGTTAGTGTTGTCTTGTGAGTACTGAATGGTCAGCGTTACTGAGCCTGATATAGCAGGCAAGATGCCTACCGTGCCAATGTATACGCCGCCGCCTGCGCCATTACTGATGCCAATGTAGCCGGTGTTGGTTGTCAGCTGGCAAATGTTGGTGTATTGCCCATCAAAAGCGTAGCTAGCATTGCCTGAAGAGCTATACCCGCCTGTTGTATTTTGCGTAACAGTGCGGTAGTTGGCATTGAGAACGTCGTTGACACCTGCAGGCAACGTGTAGATGTAGTGATCAGGCACCAGCCCATAAACCACTTTATTGATGCACCAGTACTGAATCCCACGATTGACCAGATTAGAAAGCAAGTAGTACAGACTTTGCTTTGCAGCTTGTACTTGCTCAACACTGAGCTCCTCGGCCAACTTTCCGGCACGTCGTGCCCCACTGTCAATCAGATTCTGGACAGTGATAACGGTTTCGCCGACAGTACCACTTGTTGCCATATGCTACCAATTTTTAGTGGTTGAAACTTTGCCACCTGTTGCGCAATGCCAGCGTTCTAATGATGCAGCTTTGCGTGTTGGGCGACCTTTGTCGTCTTTCATAGGGCCGGGCATGCCACTCATACGGGCGCAAAAAGAATCATGCCGTGGACCTTTTGCCTGTGGGGCTTTGAGATTGCTACCTGTTGCCCTATTGAACTTGTCACGACCCTTTTGCGTCAACCCTGCGCCTTGGCTTGTAGGCAGCTTTTCCCCGCGACTTACTGCTAGCACAGGGTCGCCGCCGTCTTTCATTTTTGCTGTTTTAGCCGCAGCTTTAAAGTCTCCAGCAGTTGGTGCGCCTTTACTCCCAGGCTTACGCATCCGCTCACCAGAACCTTCGGCAATTCTTTCACGCTTTGCATGAATGTTTTCATATAAGCCTCCGCTCTTCATACCTTTGTCAGCTTTGACAAACTCTTTGCCAACTTTTTGTGGGACGCCGCCAAACCCGCCCTTAGTGTGCGCTGCTGCCGCCATTAGACGGCGCTGGGCTGGTGACTTGGTTGGCATGATTACGCAAGTCCGGCGCTATTCTGGTTCAACCAAACTGTAACAGTTGCACTTGCCGTAACGGAGTTGATAAGCAAGATGACGCCTGTTGCACTGACAGCAGCCGTGCCAGATGTGTTTGCAGTCTTGGATGTCAAAGCAGTGATTGCCGTAGACACGGAATTTGCGCTATGCACGTATACGTTAGCAAACGTCTCGTACATCGTGTAGTTAACTGTGCCTGTTACTGCAACAGTCATACTGGCAGCCGCGGCTGAATTGGTCAGCGCGATGGTTGGTGTGATGGCCGTGACCGCAATACCGACAGCCAGCGTCAAAGCGCCCATAGTCGCTGATGGCTGGATGGTCGCAACGGTCTTGAAGAACTTGGTGCTTGTGACTGTCGATGCGCTTGCTGGGCCAGCAATTGTGTCGCTGATGTCGTGACCATCGGGGTCTGTGCCAACAATCGTGAAATTGATGCCAGCCAGCGTGGCTTGGGCAGGCGATGTCAGCGTGACGTAATGCGCCAAGCCGTCTGATGTGGATGTGGTGGTCGGTGCAGTTGCCGCACCGGTGCTGGTGAAACCTTGGGCATTGAATGCCGTTGTCGAGGCTACAGCAGGCGTGAATGGGCCTAGTACAAGTGGTCGCATTTAATTCTCCAAAGAAAGCAGGGGCCGAAGCCCCTACTTGATTAGCACGATGAGAGCTTTTTCTTGCTTACGAAGCCGCCTACATCCTTGCAAGTCATGGCAGCATGACCACCATCTTTGTAAGGCTTGACTACGCCGCCGGTCTTGTACGCTTGAACAATGCCACCGGTTTTGTATTTAGCCATTGCGCCGCCTTTTTTAAGCTTCAAGTCAGTGCCTTTACCGCCGCTGTGCTCTTGTGCGTCATGCTGCTTAAAGGCTTTCTTAACCATAGCCTTGTCCTGTGCCATGTCAGCCTTGCCGCCTTCTTTCATCATCGGGCGACCTGCGCCACGACTTGCCAGCATTGCAGCAGCTTCACGCGGATCAACAGGTGCCGAGCGTGCAGCAGGGCGGGCCAGTGCCATGGGCATCCCACCACGACGACCGCGAGGCGGCATCATACGTGGGTCCATCATAGGTGCGCCACCCATAGCCATTTTCTTTGCATGCCCACCTTTTTTCATTTTGACTTCGTCAACTGCGGGCTCAGTTGTCTTCATCTTAGGCTCACGTTTAAAGCCACCGGCAGCTTTACCGCCATGCTTATAGCCTTTTTCAGGCGCGGGCTCTTTAGGTGGCTCAGGCTTTTTGCGGTCGTCTTCAGTTGTTATATGCACAGGCATGATCTACTCCTTAGGCTTGAGTTACGCCGAGAGCACCGACGCGAGTAGCGTTAGGCCCAACAGCAATTGCAGGAAGTGCTATTCCCATCACAAGGCGCTTGATGCCGTCACAAGCAGACGAGGGCAAATAGGTACCGCGTACATCCCCTGTGGTTGTGGTAGCCGTCAACGTAGCGGCGGCAACAAAAGTACCAGCATCTTCTGCTAAGGCACTGTTCCAACCAACACGAGTGATGTATCCGGCATCAGTAATGCGCAATGGTGCGCCTAAGATGTCGGTTGTGCCTACTGCAACAGTTACCACGCTTGCGCCTGAAGAAACAACGCTGGAGATTTGGTAAAAGGCTTTTTTACCACTCACAGTTGTTGACGCAACCGTGCCTGTTGCAATTACCTCGCTCATGGACTGACCGTAGTAGTCGTAGCCTGAAACAGTGATGTTAACAGTAGTTGGGCTACCGGCACCTGTGGTGGTAGAAACAGCACGAGGGCAGTCAAGTTGCAGTACAGTAGCACCGCTTGTAGTGGTTACAGACGTAACCCCGGCACCAGCGGCAAGCGTCAAAGTTGCTGCAGTAGTAATTGCAGCTGCAACAATGTTGGTTGTCAGTTTTGCTTGTGGAACAGCGTCCCAGATATAGACGCGACCTAACGGGCCAACACCTACGCTCATAGGGGACGGGTTTTGCAACAAAGCATTGCCAGAACCTACTATTGTGGCGCTTGCCACAGTTTGTGAGGCGCTTACGGTGTAAGTACCTACCCCACCTGTACCGGTACCAAAAGCGGTAATGTAAGTCCCATTGGTCAACGAGGTTGCGCTATCAATAAACATACCCACAACAATGGGGTCGCCTGACAGCATTGCCGTAACAGTCAGTGTGGTGGTGGCTATGGAGCCTGTAAAAGTAGTGGTATTGGGATACGCGTCTGTGCCTTGATAGGTAACAGCCGTTCCCAGAAATAGATCATCTGAAAATTGAGGCATGGTCTGCTCCTTGAAAAGTTTGACCGACTAAAGAAGTAGGGGCTGGGTATTAGCCAGCCCCTGTCTGGCTTAGACGCCAGGAGTGCCGAAGAGGGCTCGAGGGTCAGTCCATCCGGGGATGTAACGCTCGGTAGCTTTGTAACGCATGGAGTCGGTTTCGAAGTCACCTTCCATGGTCTTCTCCAGTGCACGACGCATCAAGAGCTTCATGCCTTCAGGCGCGTCAGTCTCCACCCACCAGTTGGTGGCAGAAGTCAAACGGCTGATCACGGTGCAGCCTTCGGGCAGCAAGCCAATCGATTTGATCGGGTTGATGTCGTTGTTGGCGGTGCCGGTACGCAGAACGCTCTTTAGCAGAACTTCAGCTTGGAAGACATTGCCAGGTGCAACAACCAGTTTAACGGGTTGCAGGCGAATCTTCTTGCCGTTGTTGTCCACAGCTTGGCGAATCTGAATCAGCATTTGCTCCAAAGAGGTCTGTGACAGATTAGCAGCAGTTGACAACTGGTTGCTAAAAGTACCGACTGCAATGGGGTGAGCAGTGTTAATCAGAGAAACGCCATCACCACCGGTGTACGAGCTGTTGAAAGCGCGATTCAGAACGTTAGCGCAAAGCAGTTCTTTGGTTTCAACCAGAGATTGAGCCAAGTGCTTAGCGTAAGTCTGTCCGATGCGGATGTGGTCGCCATCTTCAACCAAGACCTTGGTCAAGGCAAAAGCCAGACCGTAGACTTGGTAGACATAGCGCTGCAGGAAGAGAACACCGCCTTGTTGGTAAGACACAGGCGAACCATCAGGCAACTGAGGTGCTGCGCCAAAACCATACAGAACGGGCTCTTCATGGTAGTTGCGTGGAATGCCGGATTGCTCACGGAAAACCGTGGACCATTCATCGGCGCGTTGGTCATAAACTCCGTCGAATGCTTCGTTGAGGATAGGCTCAACGATCGAGCGGAAGTCCGTACTTCTCATTGGGGCGGCCATTTATTGTACCTCCTTATTATGCGGTAGCGGTGAAGACACCGAACCACTGGGTTTGAACAATCTGGACGCGCACAATGGTGTATGCATCACCCCATGCATTATCCGGATACGGGGCCAAGTCAACAACACGAAGTTGCGCTTGACCGCCGTTACCTGCTGCACTCGAAGAGTTCAGAGTACATTGCGACAAGCCAGTGGTGGTAGAACCAGCAGTGACGTTGTTCATGTTGTACTCATTGCCCAGCGTAGTTTGCGCCATGGAACCATCGGCTTGGATTTCATAGATGATCTGTTGATCATTGTAGAAATACGCAACAACAGCGGTACCCGTGGTACTTGCAGGCCAGTAGTTGGACACCCGGCGACGACCCGTGGTGTCAGTCCACTCAACGCCTGCAAAGGCGCCGGTAACCGTACCAGAAGTAGTTGCAGGAATGATTGTCCCTAGCGTACCACTATTTGCGGTAGTGCCGTAGACAACAGGTTGTCCTTTGAGAATATTCGAGGCGTAGCCCGAAGTGATACCATTCGCGAGCGCCTGAGCACGTTCCAAACCAGTTGGAAAGAAAGCAGGGCGCAAACCGAATGGAGCTGACGTAGCAGACATAGTCTTACTCCTTTAGTTGAAATTACCCAAAAACGGGTACTCTTGCGGTTTGGTCAAACTTCATGCCATCACCCTCAATCATCACCAACGGTTTACCGTTGCTATCTTTAGCACCTAGCAATTGGTCTTGCTGAATCGCAATCTTCTCTTGCTCGTCCATTGGGGCATAATGATGCATTTCTGCCATTAGGTCCTGATAGACATCCATCGGAAGTTTGAAAAGCAACATTTCGTTGCAAGCAACAAAACCTTCTTGCTCGCCTGACTTTACCCTATATGTATCAAAGCCGGGTAGTTCATCGGCTTTCACAGGGGTGTAGCCCAAGCGAGTGCGTTTGTGAATAGGATCGTACTGATTATTAGAGGAGAGCCAGCACAAATGAAAGCCCGGAATCTCAGGCGGGGTCGGAAGAGCCTCTTGAAGCCATTCCGAACGGAACGCCCTACGGCGTTCCTCAGAAGATACGAATTGTTCCTCAGGCCCACGACGTTGCAAGTCATCTTGCGCACGTGATTCACGGCCTGTACGGTTATTGCGTTTGAGTCGATCGTCCATTGTTAAGCCCTCTGTTGTTTGTTAGTGCGGTCCCATTCGGCGTATTTGCGAATGGCATTTTGACGAGCTGTTGGATTGTTCCACAATCCAGCTTCTTTCATGGCGTTAACACGCTCCGGGCTAAGTCTAAATTCATTAGACTTAGTCGTTGCTGTTGTCTCGCGACCAGAACTTGTCATAACAGATTTGGGCCTTTGATTTCTGATATGTGGGTCATTATATCCACTGTTTTTGGTGGCAGGGATATATTTTTTCATTCTGTCGGTAAGTTCGTCCCAATAGTCTTGCGATGATGGGTCGTAGCCTTCATTGGTAAGGCGCTTGTCAATCACTTGTGCAATCTGAGACTCTTCATTCTGACCTTGCGGGTCATACCATGCATTCTCTTCCATCCACTCAGAGGCCATCCTTTGCACCATTGGGTCGGGGATACTTGCGTTTTGACGAGGCTGCGACATCACTTGTGTGGCACGCTGCTTAATATTCTGCAGCGATTCCATCTTGCGCTGTGCGTCAAACCAGCGTTCTTGCGCTTTGGTAACGCCTTCGCCATCGCGATCACGCACAGCGTTCTGCATCTTCATCTTGGCGTATTCGACCTCAACTCCTGAGTCTTCGATGGCCTTGTCAATGCGTGCAAGCTCGGCGCCAGACGTCTTTTGCTCCAAAACCGCAAGGCGTTCAGCCAATGCGCTGTTTTGTTGCTTCAATGCGCTGACCAGATGGCTCGATTCGCGTGCTTTTTCACGGTGAATCTGCTTTTTGAGGCGTCTTTCCTCGCGGCGAGCTGCTCGAATGGCCTCTCGGTCCGGATCGTTGTCCAATCCGTCATTTTGTTGTGGTGGGCTACCCTCATCGTCACCATTCTGTGACTCTGAGTGCATCGCTGGTGCAGTAGTTGCATCAGGGGCTTCAATTTCCTGCGGCAAAATGACTGTCGCACTGCCATCAGTGTCTTCTGCCACCTGCATTTCTAATTTATCGGTAGGGCTCATCAAGTTTTCCTTTCAAAACTTATAGAAACGCTTTAATGTCGCGTGGGTCGCCTGTCACTTTGCCAATGATTTCATGGTCATTGAAAAAAGTGAACAATGCTTTGCCTTTTGCGCCGCCTTCTTCAAAGTCAACTTCCCAACGATCGCCGCCCCATTTAGGGATGCGAACGTAGTCACCAACTTTGCACCATACGCCTTCAGGCCAAGGCTCCATGGTGTCGCGCTTTTTGAACGCAATAGGACCTACTGCAAGAACTTTGCCGATCATGGTGTTCCACTTCTCGGTTTCCTTGGTTTCTTCAGGGATGTAGATCCCACTGCTTGTGACCTTGTCTTTCACTGCTCTCAATTGTACGAGAACACGAGCACCATACGGCGCCATAAGCGGGTCAATCTCGGGAAACGCTTGTTCAAGCGTCTGTTCGATGTCACGAGTCATCTCTTCTTTCCTCTTCTAAAAAGTTGTTGATAATGTTCAAGGTTTCTTGCAAACCTGCGTGTGTCCCTGTCAAGCGCTGGTAAGTTTCAAAGCTTGCGCAATGTCCATTAGCCATGGAATCAGCGATCTCTCGCTGCCTCTGCTTGATCAGAGTTATCAAGGCGCTAATTTGCATTAGCGACCGCGACCTACGCTCTTCTTCATAGGCATCACAATTGCGATTGTGAGCCCGCTTTTAGCATGACCGCCTTTTTTCATGGTCGCGATCTTGCCGGTAGGCTTGGGGAAAGGCTGTTTTTGCGAGCTATCGTTGATGTTATTCACGATGCCGCCTGACGCATACTTCGAGACTGCGCCGCCCTTCTTCATTACGTTGCCTTCTGTCATGCCCATGGCCATTTTTTTGTGGGCGTTAATTGCTTCAGTCATTGCTGCACTCCTAAGTTAGCTTGAAGTTTGTTTTGAGCGTCCATCACGGTTGTCAGTTGCTCATGCTGCAACGTAACGGCATCCCTAGAAAGTTCTGCCGCTTTCATTCTCTCTTCAGTGAGATTGTTCTCAGTGTTCTTGATCATGTCGTTGTTGATTTCTTGTGCTTTCAACGTTAGATCTTGCGCGTCCTTGTTGGCTTTGCGCTGCGTCTCTGCAAGCGCCGTATCCGTCAACGACTTGACTTGTGCCATGATATTGGGGTCAACAGGCGGCTGATTTTGTGTTTGCATCTGTTGCAGCATCTGCAGCATCTGCGCCATGGTCTGTCCAACAGCGCCAAGTTGCTCTTTGCTATCCTGGTGGACATGCTGCACTGCAGCAGCCAGTAATTGCTGAGCTTCACGAATAGTGGGGCCTACCTTTAAGATGTTATACGGCTTGCCAAGTGCCAGTGTGGTGTAGCCATCTGCCATGCTCAAGTACCACAATGTCAAGTGCTGCTTCAAATGCTCCAAGCACGCAGGCGTGAAGACCGGTGCTACGATGGGGTTGGAGCCAAAGATCGGGTCCATGGCGTATTGCAAATGCACCATGAAGTGAGCCATATGGTCTTGCATCGGGAATGCACCCACGGGCTTTCCAAGGGTCATGGCGACATTCTCCAGCGCCGGATTCATGTCCTTCACATCCTGCGGATCAGGTAGCACCTCATTGATCTCAGGAAGTTTGATTTGCTTGAGGATTCGCTTCTCAACAGCAAGGCGGTTGTACAGGTCAGGGTTAGCTGCCGCACGTGCTGCAAGCGTTTGGATTTGCGCATAGCGCTGGCTCTCAGCAAAAATGTGCGGGTCACTGACTGGGATGACATCAGGGTTGGAGATGAAGTCATCCTGCGTGACTTTCAGATCAGATACGATCTCGCTCTTGCGCTGCTCATCCAGGTACCACCGGTTGATACGAGCCAGTACCTTGAAGACGCGACGCTGTGAGTCATGCAGCCGAGAGTGGATGGAGCTGAAAACAGCGGCGCCTTGCTCAATCAGCGCTTGTGTGGTGCCAACCGGCGCGTTGCTGGTGACATCAGCAATCTTCTCTTCGCTGGTAGTGACCACGCCCTTAGCGGCGTCAGTCAACCAGCCCAGCAGCTGGAACAGAATGGGGCTAGGTGGATTGAATGGCACAGGCATGGCGATCTTGCGAATGTCATCCACGCCCGGAGCGCCTTCAATCTCAGCAACTTGTGTAGGCTCAATGACAGTGCTCTGGCCGCTGATCTTAGCGCCCTTGATCTTGAGCATTGTCGGCGCATTGTTTATGTGAGCAGAATCCAGCAGAGCACGCAAAGCGCCAGTGAGAGCGGCAGATAGACCGCCAATAAGATGAGGTAGGCCAATAGCGTAAGCGCCTCGCCACGGGATAAACTTAAACTCGATAATCCAGTCAAGCTTTGTAAAAGTCTCATCACCCTTCTCCCAGTTGCGATACAGACCTACGACGGAGCGTGAGGTCTCATCAATCATGAGAATATACGGGGCACGTGCTTCTTTTGAGAACGAGTCTTCTTCTTCTTCGAGGAAAGTGTGGATGTGGAATACGCGACGTATGCCGTCTATGTTGTCAGACTTCTGATTGCGGCCTTCGATCTTGTCATTGGCCTTTTCAGACTTAGTCTCTTCAGGCGACATGGAAGTCTTGAAGATATCGATGTCTGCGTACAAGCCTGAGTCTACGCGCAAATCAAACTCTTCTTGCGTAATGTCCTGCACCTCAGTCACGCGACTGGCAGTGTAAAAGCTACCTGCAGCAAAGGGCAAGTACACGTTGTCAATAGGCACGAACTCAGCGCAAGGTCGCTTCTTGGTCTCATCGTACCAGAGCTTCATGTACTGGCTGCCACCAAGTGGTAGCTGCGTGAGCATCTGCTCCTGCTCATCGCGGTATTCTTCAATCTGCTCAGTGAGCTGCCAATTCATGTAATCGCGCTTGCGCTCGGCTTTCTCAACTTTCTCCTCAGAAGTCTCACCGATGATCTTGGTCTTCACGGGCCCATCAGGCGGGAACAGCTCTTTAATCGCTCGAGCTGCAAAGTCAACACAAGCCTCAGCCATGATGGGATGGACAACCTTGCTTGCGCCCATGAACTGAGCACCACCTGGTGCATCGTGGCCTAGGCCTGTACGCCGCAAACCATCTTCATATTGCTTGTCGCGATCTTCTCGTGCTTGCTTGTCTTTCTCAATCAGATCTAGGTACTTAAGCGCAAGGCCGTCGAGCTTAATGCTGTCAATCGAGTCGGCCAGATTGGCGTAGAAGTCAGGGTCTTCTTCAGGCCCTTTAAGGTCTTCGAGTCTTACAATGGCAGACCCGTCTTCAAGCTCTTCAACATCATCATCAAACAAATCAATGGCAGCTTCTTCAGCCTCAGGCATGTCGTCCTCAAGTGGATCAACGTAGCGACCATAGTCTTGAGGGATCGGCATTTCAGTAGCCATTAGTGTCTCCACATAGGTTCATATTGCTTGTCATCGAGTGTTGGAGTCAGTGGACTATATCACTATTGCCGAGGCCGGCGATCACGTGCACGATTTTGCGCCTCAATTGAGTCTGAAGTATCACGAGCCAGAACTTCAAGTGCTTGAGGGCTAAAGTGATCTAAGTTCACAGTAAGCCCACCGTATGTCTGCGAACGATTGCGTATCATGTCAGCAACTTCAGCGCCGTCAATGCCAAAGTCGGCTGCTTGTCGTGCAATGCGTGCTTGTATATTCATAGCAAGTGAGCGCTCAAGAGGTGTCATTGCTTGCTGTAACTCGTTGTAGGGCGTACGCAGCAAGATTTGCCCTATAGGTGGTGGCGCTTGTTGCGCAAGGTGCTCTTCAATCTGTCGAGCCAAAAGCTCACGTGAAATGTACCCAAAGTCTGCGTGTAACCCGGTTGCAGTTGTGCGTATAAGATGCGGCAGCACAGCAAGATCTTCAGGCGCATTGCCTTGAATGTAGCGCCGTGCGACATCGGCAACTTCTGCCTCAGCATTGTCATCAGTTTGTTGGCGAAGCATTGCCGACAGCGTGCCGGTGTCAGTCATTTGCACTGACGCATTAACGGGGCTGAAGTTTACAACTGGTGCGGGTGCAGGCTCTGGGGCTGGTAGTGCTGGCGGTGCATGTGTTGCAGCACGCATCCTTTGGATGGCAAGCTCATTATCCGCAGCAGTATTAAACGCTTCAAGGATAGGTCGCATTGCTTGCGCACGCTCTGGGCCCGCAGGGATATGCGTAAATCCTGGGTAATCCAGTTGCCCATGCAAAAGTGCATATGCAGTGGACGCGATGCCTTCAGTGCTTAGTGTGCCATCAGGCCGGCGCTCAATCTCAAGCAGGTGATGCGCAACGTCTTGTACGCCACCGGGGCCTGCGGGGTGCGGAGCTTCAGGCTCAAAGGCGCCAAGTCCAACAAAGCCTTGGTGGTCGCCCCGCTCTATGCGAAACGCAATAACGTCTAGCGCACCAGCAACGTCGTCATTGGCGTATACACTGGCACGATCTCGCAAATCAGCAACAAGCGCCGGAATGCCATTTGGCAACTGGTCAATGAGAGAGCGATGCGCGATCTCAGTTGCACGATCAGCAGCAGCTTGCCCAAAGGCTTGAGCCATGTTTGTACGCGTGTAGTCAAGAAATGTAGCTAGTTGGCCCCCAGCGTTTTGCGTAGGAGCTGGCACTGGTGCTACAGCAGGACCCGGCGGTATGTGCTGCTCTTCACGCAAGTACTGTGCAAAGTCAAATAACTCAGCAGCAATCTCGTCTGACTGCGTATTTCCAACCCTCTCAATTTGGTCAATCAGCGGGCCTAGGCCTAATGAGTAGTCATGCCTGTCGACAAGTGGCGCTAGAACCAATGCGACATCATCTGCGTAGCCTGGGTTTACGCTTGTGCGATGCAACTCATCAAGCACATTAGTAGCAAAAGTGGTAACCTGTTCTCTAAGCACACCAGGCGGTACAGGGGCAGGCGCAGCAGCTTGCCTAGCAGTAGGCGTCTGGGCTTGCGCAATCTCTCGTTGGCGTATTACTTGCAGCTCGTCTGCTACATTCCTAATGGCGAGCTCAACAGCAGCTGGGTCAACGTCAGTGCCAAAATACGCAAACGGCGCGTCACGCAATAGCGTGAAGTACTCATTAGGGTCTACAACATTGTTGTTAACAAGCTCACCGCGTATATGTGCTTCTACTCCTGTAAGTGTTGCCTCATCCGCGGGTGTTATTTGCGAGCGTAAGTCTTCAGTAGAAGCATTGACAATTTTGCGCGGCATAGGCGCATCTTGACTCTCAGGCAGATTTGCAAAGTGCACTGCCACAGCCTGTTGCACCGCTGGAGGGCTACTATCCACCAATGCACGAAGCTGCGGGGTGTCACGGATGTGACTTGCAGCATTGTCAAGCTCATGCAAAACATTATATGAGTTGGCATCAGCGTCAGCTTGTGTGTGAATGGCGTCAATAATACGACGCGCTGTAAGATTCTCGTCAGGTGTAAGCCCAGGGTCATCTACAAAGTCAATGTGCTTGTAAGGCGCAATCTCTAAAGGCGCAGGTACTGCAGAAGCTGCAGGCTCAGGCATCTTGTATGTTTGATTGCGAATACTGCGTGCATCGTCAAGAGTTATGAACCGCGGCAGGTCAGGGTTGGCAGCACGAAGGTCGCGGTTATCACGATAGCCAGCCTCAACACCAATGGAGTCGTATTCCCCTGACATCGTATCGCGTACGCTAGTATTGTTGATCAACGGGCTGTCGACTGAGCCAATCTTGTCGGCATATCGGTTCAAGTAATCACGTATTGCGTTGTGGTACTTTTGATCAATAGGCCCATTAGTGCCATCATTAGTTGTAGGGCCTGAGACATAGCCTACAAACTTGAGAAAGCTGCCATCGCGGCGCCTATGCACCTTAAGCTCAATGTTGGCAACAGGGAAGCCCGTAGTTTCATCACGTACGTGCCCAAGTATATTCTCGCCTGAGTAAACGCGTTTGATAAATGTTGACGTATCTTGTGCTGCTCTGGGGTTGCGCACACCGGGCTGATCTAGCAAAAAGACAGGCTCATAATGCGTATTTGCTAAGCCAGTGAATGGGTGCTTTGGCTGCTTGCCCGATTGCGACGCGTCACTGCCTTTGCCAATGCAATTATCCAGGACACCGCAGTCGTCGCTTGCACGCTGCTTAGCCTCGTTAAGAGGCGTATTTTGCGTTGTTTCAAGAATAACCGCATTCTCGTATTTAAGAGCGTCAGCAGGTAAGTTTTTTACCATTTCAGAAAAGCGTGTAGTGACTTTTGCAATGTACGCTTTCTGCAAAGCTTGCACAGCGGCGTCAGCTTTTTGCCGTGCTTCGGCATTCTCTCTGATGTACCTGTCAACGCTGATGTTCTTGACTTTGTCAGGGTCGTACTTACCATTGAGAATGTCCTGGTGCATCTGATCAACGATGTCATCAAAACCAAGCCGCGCAATGGCAGCCTTCTCAAGTTTGTATGCTATTGCCTCAGGATTTTTTTCACCTGTCAGACTTGGGAAGAACTGCGTGGCGCTGTAGTCCATTACGCCAAGCATATCCTGCACTTTAGTAGGTATCACAGCCGCATCGGCCATGTTCTCATACGCAGCGCCAAGCTTGAGGTTCTCAATCTCCTTTTGCAATGGCTTAATGTTGGTGTCACTAAAAGTACGTGCTTCACGTGTATCTGCAATTGCACGCCACTGTGTGTCTTTTTGCGCAAGCTCATTTTCTTTTGCTTCAAGCGCCGTTTGCAATGCTGTCTTTTCAGGCATGCCGGCTGCTACACGATTCTTTACCGCCGTTCTTACTGAGTTCTCACCGGCCAATAAGACATGCTCTGGGTCTTGAAACGTAAGGCCTTGTGACGCTAAAGAAAGCGCTGGGTCTGTCTCGGTCCCAAGATACTTGGTTACAAACGCGGGAAAGTTGTTGGTGCGCCACTTTTCAGATGCCTCATAGCGCCTAAGGAACTCCTCACTGGTGGGGATAGGCGTCACGTCTGGCTGTGTGGCAACTGCCGCAGCAAGCGGCGACTTGGCGTACGCATCAGCAGCTGCTATGTGCTCTTTAGCCATACCTTCTGAATTGCTGCCACCATGAAATGCCTCTAATGCAAGAACAGCTTCACTTGGGCTAGGTGCATCAGGGAATTTCTCAAGGGCACGTTGCGCAAGTGCAGTGTCAATACCTACGTCATGCACTGCATTGTTGTCGCGTGCATACTGCGCCATGTATGTGTTAAGCAGCGGGTGCGGCTTCATCATCTCATCATACGTGAGCGTGTGCTTATTAAGCTCAGTAGATAGCGGGTCCAGTCTGCTAATGTCGCCACGACTTCCCGTTGCAGAAGCTGGAATGGCTAAAGGCGCAGCGCCTTCAGGTGTCTTAGCACGTAGAATTCTTGAGTCTACAGGCCGCATGACGTTCATGCTTGTGTCAGGCATCAGTGCAGACGCCGCCGCAGACAGCGGTGACATACTCGACGTGTCAGTGCGTGCTGTGCGCGCATCTGCTTGACGCTCAAGCGTGTCGCCTACAGACTCAGCTGTGCCTTGCAGCTTGGCACCAAGTGTAGACTCACCGGTAACGGGGTCAATCTTTTTAAGACCTGATTGCGCGTTCTTGAAGTCGGTGGGGATGTCACGTACTTGCGTGCCTATGCGCTTGGCGTTGGCGCCCATAACGCGGACATCAGTGGGGGTGATACCACGGACTGGGATGCCTGATGTCAGACCTGGGAATATGGGCGGTAGCTTGGAAGCTTCAAATGCTGCGGCAAAGTCTTCCTCAAACTGCTTGCCTTGCTTGGTGCTGGGCTCTGCAAGCTTCTTGTACAGATTGTACATGTTCTCTTGCGCAGGCTTAACATTCTGCTTCCAGTATGCGTCAGCGCCTTGCTGGTCGCCTTCAGCGTACTTGCGATACAGGTAACCTGGGCCTGCGCTTAGAGCCTGTAGGGGCCCTTGCCATGCGCCGCCAACTGCAGCAGCGGGGCCACCAAGCAATGTACGTGCTACGTCGGTAGCAGCAGGTGCTGGGCGCCCCATTACTGTACGTGCTACATCAAACGCTGTTGACGCCGCTTTGTCATACGCTGATAGCGGTGCTGGGTAGTTGTGCTGCAGACGCATGAGCTCATACTTCATGTCGTCGATCGTGGGCTTAGGAAGTGGGCCGGGTAGTGGCCTATTGACGTCGTCCCATTCGTTAGTTGCCATGTCTGTTACTCTTTGCTTGGGTACGCGTTGTCGTACATGTCAGAAAGATACTTTTCAAGTTCGTCTTGCTTAATGTCCGGCTTCTTATACTTTTTGCCGCCTGTCGACCAAGGGCCTTGCTGAAGGAACACGCCCACGTCCTCAGCCGTCTCAGCAGGGTCGCCATTCATTTGGTACATGTTCTCGACCACGTCAAGTTGCTCATGCGGCTTAAGCGTTTTCAGATGCTTCAACATCTTTTCATACAACATGTCTGCTCGCTTTTCAGATATGTCTTCTGAACTACCTTGCGTGTACTCGCCATCAGGCGTTTCTGCAATTCTATCGAGTTTTTGCACGTCTTCAGGCGGTAAGCGGTCTTTCAAATACTTGCGCGACAAAATCCACATGCCTTGCGCAGTTTCAGCCGGCGCATTTGCGTACGCCCCCTCTGCTCTCTCAACAGCGTACTTACCAAGATACGCATCAATCAGTGCGTTAGGCGTGAATGCCGACTGCACAGCCTCGGCCGCCTTGGCTGCTTGCATCAATGGCGACAATGGCGCCAAAGGCGCAGCAATCTCAGGCACGACATCTGCGATCTTAGGCGTAGGCAGCATCTGATTAACAGCTGCCTGCCCGGCACGTTGTAGCACCTCACGACGTGACATAGGCGCATTGATCGCCTTCTGTGCCAAGGCCTCTAAAGGCGTAGGGGTATGAGGCGGCGTGGGTTGCTGTATGGGCGGACGTGCAGGTTGCGTTGCACCGGGTGTAGACAGCGGCGCAGGCAGCGTGGATGAGGGTGGCAGTGGGATGTCAGATGACCGCACAGCAGGTAGGTTCTCAGGTGCTGCTTGCCCAAGTCCGATGATGCCACGCCTTGATAGATTGACAGGCGGCTCCATGGGCTTAGGCGGCCGACGGCCGAAGAGGCCAACCTCCATCATGGCGGGGTCTCGCATCAGGAGACTGGCGCCATCGTCATACGACGGTGACTCGGCTTGCTGCATGAGCATCTCAGCTCTAATACGTGCAAAGTCGTTCTCAGAGGGCATATGGGTTGATCCGCGGCCGGCGGTCCTCGTCGTATGAGTCATCGGCATTGTATACCGGATCAATGTTCAAGAATCCGAGATCTCGCAAAAGACGCAAAGCCTGTGATGTCGCATCCACGAGGTCGTCGTGCCTGACTTCGGGGAAAGCGCAGAGCTGGTTAAGCAGTGGCTCGACCCATGACCTTGGTGCACCCGGTACCGTGGTCGACTCGGGGATGTAAATGCGGCCACGTTGGATGATAGGCGCCACCAGATTGAGCCTCATCATCTTGTCGGCAGAGCCCGGGTTGTAGCTCCTTACAGGTAGGCCACCGCGCTGCAGGTCTTGCACAAGGGAGATGCCTGCCGACTTGTCCTCGATCAGTATCATGTCGACCTTCTTACCTGAGCCGAACTCATTGTCATCGCCGTAAATGCTGGACGCTTCCTCAATGACCTTAGGTCTCAGGTCTGGGTATTGCAGGTGCTCCTCCCAGCAGTCGATGACCATTGCCGACATAGGCTTGTCGTCATTAGGCTTGAAGACGCCGAAGACGACGCATGCGGTGGGGTCGTTTTTAGTCTTGTCTGACGTGGCGCAGTCATAGGACTGCACAACATACTGAAACCTGGGCAAGGGCTTGTCGTGTGGCCACAGCTTGAACCAGTTGCGCTTGATGATGCCCGCCTCTTCTGGGTCGATGATCTCGGCGTAAATCTCTTGGCGGCCAAGGGTCGTGCCTTCATACTGCAGGATCTGCTTCTGGAATGTGGGGGCTAGGTTCTTGATGTTGTCGTACGTGGACGCTGTGGTGTAGCATACATCATCCCCATCACGATTGACCAGATCCACGATCAGGGGCTTGGGCTTAGGCGTTGTGGTGGCAATGATCTTGGGGTGCTGGCCCAGGCGCATGCCGAATTGCAGCATGTCCCATGCATCATCAAGGTAGTCCCAGGCTGCGAGCTCATCAAGCCAGCCGCCATGGAACTGTGGGCCGCGGAAGCGGGAGGGCTCAGACGCAGCAATTCCTTTGATGATCGTGCCGTTCTTGAGCTTGATCTCATGCAGCGACTTGATGTAGTCGGAGATCAGTATCTCTGGGATGACGGACAGAAGTCCTGAGTCGCCTTCAAAGCACACGTCACGGACGTCGCCGGATGTGGGAGCTGATACGAGCCAACGCGTATTGGGGTGCGACCATCCTTCCCACCACAGCCACTCAGCAGCGCACCGTGTCTTGCCTGCACCGCGCCCTGCTAGGAGCAACCAGATCGACCACCAGTCACCACTCGGTGTGATTTGATGGTTGTTGGCAATGGATAACCATTTGATGCGGGCTTTAAGTGCGCCTTGCCACTCTGGCGAAGCAGCATTGAGGTTCGGCCCCGACTTGATCTTTTGCGCTAGTCTATTTGCTATCGCCGGCTTCAGCATCGGCTTGCCTTGCAGCTAGGAGATCAGTAACGAGTGATTGCGCAAAGTCATGTACGACGTCGACCTCGATGGCTCCGTCATTCTTGCCTGTGACTTCGACTTTGGAGTTTTCGCGGTATTCAGCGGGGAACCTTGCAGCCATGGATCGGGACCAAAGACCTGTGTTCAGCTTCGGCCCACCGGGGTTTTCAATCATGTGATTCTGGGCAAGAGACTCCCAGTAATCAAGCGCATCTAAACGCGCTATTTCTAAGGCTGCTCGAAAATTCTCGTGTGCGCCTTCCCAGTTACGGAGATTGTTGGGCGCAATCTCAAGGCGTGAAGCGATTTGCCAACGTGAAAGGCCCAGCTTGCCCATGCCTTCGATCTTGTCGCAAAGGGCGGGATCATAAGTCGTGGGGCGACCACGCACAGGCTTTGTAGTGTCAGTCATATGAGTCATTATACACACTCGGTGGAGCCAGAGTACACTCTTTTATGCAGTTCTGGCGGATTACAAAAAAGATTACAAACATCGCGAAAACTATATAGGATAGTGTATATATATATATAAATATATTTAGATTTATAGATAGTAATATATGTAATATTGTAATTAGAGAATCGTAACAACAACTTAGAGCATTTTTTCATGTAATTTTTGAGTAATAAGTTTTGTAATTTAGAACGAGTCAGTGCTACTTTGCACTTCTTTTGCAATTGCGTCAGCTGTCTTTTTGGCGATTTGTCTTTTATTACAACTCTCCCAGTCCCGAGTATTACCAATGAACCAGCCCCTCACGGTGACGTTTTTCCCAGTATCCTGATCATCCTTTTTCATGAACACAATGGCGTCATCTCCTGGCGTAATGCTTGATAGCGCTGCCTTAACATACTTAGTGTGTGGCATCTTTTCCTCCCCCTGCCACGTCCTATAGAGTATCTGCAGCTGCTGGTTGGTGAAGAACGCCATGTCCCCAATGTGGATCTTCATCCACTCAAGGAGCTCGTTGACGAACTGCTGCGTCGGTGATTGGCTCATCTTCACCACCTGAGCCTTGCGCTTCGTCTCCGGAGCAGCTTGGAACGGGTCAAAGTGAGCAATGTCCCTAAGGTAATACCAATTGAGCACCTGTCCAAACCCGCCAGCCCTTGCCCAGCGCATGAGCGCCGTCACCATGGGCCGAGTCTCAGCATTGGTCAGCGTCTCCGGCTTGTAGATCGCCTCGCGTCGTGCGTTGTTTCCCATCGTGGTGACGTACGGCCTGTTGGTCGTGAAGACGAAGTTCATATAGTTCTCTATGGAATATTGCTGGCCATACTTATTATTTATAGTTATTTCCTTGGACGTGATGAAGTTCTTCAGCTTGGCGGAGTGATCCTCCCTATCCGATGAGGGCTCATTCACCACCACGAAGATCTTGTTCTTCAGTATCCCATTGAACGAGCCGAAGAGCTCATCAGGCCCCACGATGATTGCCGGTGATCCCTCACCAATGCCTAGCATCTCAGCTATGAACTCAGCCACGGCTGATTTGCCGATGCCCTCAGTGCTAGATACAAACTGCGGTGTGGTGTTGTTGCGTCTGTGTGGGTACTGCACGATGTTGGCAACCCAGTCATGCCAGTACTCAGCGAATTCAGGCTCATCACGAAAGAAGTAATCGCAAAAGTCCGTGTAGATCTTGACCTCGCCTTCTGCGGGCTCATAGGCCCATGAGTTGAGATAGTTATAACAGCCATCCGGAGTGACACGGATTCCCTGATAGTGTGGATACACCCCTACCTTGCGGATGTCGCACCTCTTGTGCCACTTCTTATATTCCTCAAGCATAGGGATTTCCTTGCTGACCACCTTAGGCGGTCCGCCATTGCGGCCAGGGGACATGCTGGTTTGGATGAAGATGTACTGCGCCGAGTCTATCTTGGCTTTTTGGAAGCCCATAATATAGCCATCACTGAGTCGGATCACATCGCCATTCAGCATGGCGTAGCGCGTTGAGAACTCATGCAGCTTGACATCGAGAGTGTCGAGGCCGTTCATCACAATGCTGGTCGTGGTGAGGACCTCAGTTAGAGTCTTGCCCGCCATGAGGTGATCGTCAATGGCGTATTTCTTGCCCTCGCCGTATCCGAACTTGCCCACACGGCAAAGATGGACCTCGGCGCCTAGGCCCCGCAGTGTGATTGCTAGCTTAGTCTCGGCAAGGGCCACCTGCTCATTGGGCTCGCCATCCGGCTTGGCGCCGTCATAATCGAAGATGATGAAGACCTGCCGGCTCTTGGACTCGAAGCTAGTCTTTTTCCTCCACATAATCTGCATCAGGTCCTTGTGCAGGTGTAAACCTTGCTTGTCAGTCCAGCTTGTAACACCGGCCAGTCCGAGGCAGGCGTAAAGCAGACTGTCTTTGAGGATCGTTTTGTTGATGGCCCAGGCCTTGAATTCCCCCTCCGTGATGATGATGGGGATGTCAACGTCCATGGCCACGCGGCGCCAGTTTGTCTGCGGCGTGAAGTAGATATGGCTGCCACTGGCTCGAGCCTGTGAGTACTTCATTTTGCCGCGAGGCACCAAGAGCCTAACGCGGTTGAAGTCGGTCAGCTGACCGTCAAGGTCCCAGTACGGGATGCGTATGCTCAGCTCACTGGTGTGGCCGATCAGTTTCCGTGTGGCGTCTCGATCGAGAAACTCAAGGCCCAGAGCTGCTATGTCTGTGTCATCGAATTGTCTATCTTCAAGGTAGCCGGTGTATAATTGCTGTGGTGTTAGTACACTTGCGCCAAAACCACTTGGCGCAGTCTGTTGTTGCATAGTCGTCCTTCGTAATGACAAAGGCCCCTAGATTGTCTAGATCTAGGGGCCTCATTTTTTTATAAGCGGTTCAAGTAGTATTCTGTCAGTTCCTCTGCTGTTGGCAGCGGCGTGTAAGGCGCAATTGTGCTGAGCAGCTGTAAGAACGTGTCTGCCGTCTCAAAGATTTCAGGGGTATGCAGATCATCACTGATGTCTAGCGGTACTGTAAGCGTAAACAGTACAGAGATAGCTGGGGGAATCATGGTAGGTACCTTTCAATAGTCAAAAAGAGTTGATGGAAGTGGGCCCCAACAGGCACCACCGAGCAACTATACATCACTTTTGTGCCCTGGTGGGGCAGATGATGGGGCTGAGGCACCATTATACCATCTAAGTTGTTGATTCTAAAGGCTTTTTGCATATTACAAAAATTTTTTGCAAAAAAGTTGCAAAGACTGCTTAAGCAGATGTACAATGCCCTTACAGCAACGTTGCTGTGATGTTAGATTGACCATTGAAAGGCATACAAAATGAAAGTTTCTCAAACTGAAATCTCCGCAGTTGTTGCATCCCTGACCAGCGACATTGACGCACTGTATGTGCTCGACCAACAAGCCAAGGCGCTGGCCTTGCAAGTTAAAGCTTTGAAAGACGCCATTGCCAACAAGTACGGCGAGTCTGCCAAAGACGCCGCTGGCGTTGCAATCCCGTTCCAAGGCGAAATGCACAGCGTTACCGTGCAATTGGTTCCTGTGGCTGGCACTGTTGATTACGCCAAGCTGTGCGTAGCCTACGGCATCACCGAAGAGATTCTCAAGACCTACCGCAAAGCAGGCCGTGCAGACATCCGCGTCACTCCCAACAAATAATCAACCACGGGGCTTCGGCCCCAGAAAGGCATACAAAATGATTCACTACACTGATGATGACCTAGCCAAGACTGCCAAGATGCTGAGCAGCGTCAGCCATGACCAGCTCGAAACGATTCTGGCCAAGATGTCCGACCACGCCATTGGCATCTTGGCGCATGCAGTCAAGAAAGTGCAGTCCGAGCTCGGCCCCCTCAGCGGCAACTGGGCCAACCCCAACGGCATCCTTTGCTCCAAGTGCGGCTTTGATGATTGCGAGATTCGCAACAGCGAGGATGACGGCCCCGAGTACATCACTTGCGGCTACTGCAATCACGTCGAGCATCTGGACTGATGTACAATTTACTCGTGGCCATCCACACCAACTGACTATTGAAAGGTATTTATCATGAACGACAATCTAGAGTTTTACATCAAAGGCAAGGACCTTGATTCCCCCCACGTCTTCATCACCGACCACGAAGACGGCGTGTGGATCTCCCTCAACCGTCCCGGTGGCAGCTGCTACGCATCATTCAGCAAAGCTGAAGCTCAGCAGATGATCGAAGCCCTGACCGCAATCACACAAGCTTATGAGGTGGCAGCATGACCGCATACACAGTCTACTTACTCAGCGAAAAGCACTTCCGTCACGCCATGACAGTCATGGCCAATGACCCCGACCACGCCATCGGCATCGCGCTTGAAGAGTGCGACTTTGAGGTGCGCGAAGCCTACTGCGAAGACGAGGCTTTCTACCAATGAAACAGCAAATCCTTGACGCAGTGCTCGCCGGCGCCATCCTTGGCGCCCTCGTGTTTGTCCTTGAAAAATGGTGGTTCGCATGAAAGCACTAGAACTCATCAGACATGCACTGGCCTTGCTAGGCCTAGTGTCCACCATCGTTGTTGTTGGCGTGTATCTCGGCTACACCACGTATCAACCAGCCTGCGGCAACGCGCTGGCAATCTTCACCAAGGAGTGCAAATGATTCCGACATCCAAGCTGCGCTTTGTTGAGCGCGAGGTATTTATTTTTGTTGTTACGCCAAAAACAATTCGCGTACTCCAGCAATGGTGGGATAACCCATACGATTTTGGCGATGACACGGGTGAGCCAAGAGTAAATGGCGAATGGCGCGATGTGCCGCTTGAGGAGGAGCAAGCATGACCGAAGACCAAAGGTGGCAAGTTATGAGCGCCCTTATGCCGCCCGCGTGCTTGGCCGCAATCATCACAAGGATTGCAGACGGCACTATCAACAGAGCGGGTGCACTAATTATTTTCAACACCATCTACGAGCAAAACAAGGCCAAGTTGGCCGCAGCAATTACGGAGCAAGCATGATCACCACGATTAAACGCCTACTGGCTACGCCATCTCCGCTTGAGCTGGCTGCACGGGAACTGGTGCAGGCACAGCGAGCCAAGCTGGAGGCTGAGTCAGCGTGTGAGTACGCCGCCAACATGATTGAGTACAACGATGCCCGCATCAAACGACTGACCCGCCGAGTAGATGAACTTAAAGGAGAGATAGCATGAACATTGAAGAACTGAAACTGGTGCTGGAGACCATCCGGTCATTGTCAGGTGACGCAAGCACTGCGGCCTATTGGTACTTTTGCTTGGAGTTTGCCAAGTTTGTGCTTGGCTGGCTTGTTGGTGCTGGGGTAGTGCTGACTTTTTTGAAAACGATTGCTAATGCGAACGGCGTAGGTGTAGACGAAGAGTTTATGCGTGAATGCCGTGATGCGCTAGGCATTGGTTTGCGTGGAGGTCTTTCTATTAATGAACGATATAACACGCAACAAGCCATTCGCAAACTGATTAAGGAGAGCAAGCAATGAATTTTAACGAAATACCCACATGGAAAGAAGTCCACGGCGGCTATGCAAAGGACATGACCATACGTGATGAATTTGCAGGACGGGCAATGCAGATTTACATGGCAGACCAAGAGTTAATTGCCATGTATAGCCATTTAAGAAAAGATGCCAAACGGGAATTTGCCGTTACAGCCTACATGATGGCAGACGCAATGCTTGCCGCGAGGGAGGGTAAATGATACTTACACCACAGCAGATGTCCGAATCGCTTTGGAAAATACTGGAGGATGTTGTTGCAAAAAACTTCCCGCCGGAAGAACGCGAAGAAGCCAAGGCCCGTATCCTTGATGCATGGAGCGCGGAGATGTTTCAAGGGAGGGCTGAGAAATGAAAATCAAAGAATTTGCTGACCAAGCAGATTTAGCAGCACCTTGGAGGCCATTGAGTAATTTGCAATTATCCCAATTGGAAAAGTTTTCCAAGTTGGTAGCCGCGCATGAGCGTGAAGAGTGCGCCAAGCTGTTTGATAACCATAACATTTGGGATGAAGAGTGCGCCGCAACTATTAGAGCAAGAAGCAAAGCATGAACGATGACGATACAGACTCAGGCGGGGACTTTTTTATCGATATGGTGAAGACAGTCCTTGCGATTGGCTTTTTTCTTTTGCTAGTGGTCACCATTGGCGCAGTTGTATGGGGGCTGATCGCATGATTCAAACCATCTTCGTACCGATCCTGTTCGTCTGCATGAACAACAACTGTGAATTCATGCAAGCGCAGATTTGGTACAAATCCGAGCAGCAGTGCCGCAGCGCGGTGGACGCGCAGAAGGACAACCTACGCAAGATGGCCGCTAAGGGCGACGCGACGATCACCCTGATCGAGGGCACTTGCATCACACTACGAAATGGAATGCTATGAAAACCGAAGCACAAAAAGTGTGGGATGCACTGAAGAAAATATATGGCAAAAACCTAGCCGCAATTACCGTTGCTGCGTTGATAGTTGACGGGGACAGGGTAACGCTCACTACCGTGGTGTTGCCGAATAACCTAAAGGAAAAAGCAAATGAAAACACCTGAGGACGAAGCGTTCGACGAAATGGCAAAGAAACAGGATGCGTGGGGCGGCGGGTTTAAGGCTAAGCAAGCAATGGCTGCGGACAAGTTGCAGGAGCCAGCGCAGGAGCCTGTGCGTGAAGCATTGAAGCTGGCGCTTGAGGCAATGAAAATCAACCTCACGCTGCTGGAAAAGGTAGACCCCTATGATGACCAAGAAGACTCGTTGTCCGATTCTTTCGACTTGACGCACAAAGCCATCACCGCCATCAAAGAAGCCTTGGCAACCCCACCAGTGCAGGAGCCGGTAAAACTTTGGTTATGGAAAAACTTTGTTGACGGCAAGCCTGAATATTGGGCCTATGACAATCCGTTTCCAATTTTTATGGGCAGCCACGATCCGCAAACGCTTGGGGAGCCTTGTGGGTACGCATGGCTTAAACCGTCACGGGTGGGGCGAGAACCAGCGCCAAACTTCAAGACAACCACCCCACCACAGCGCGAGTGGGTGGGACTGACAGCAGAAGATTTCAGCGCAATTAAGTTCCCCGCAGAAATGCGGTTTCCCGCAGAATTTCGTGCTGGGGCGCGTTGGGCAGAGGTTAAACTCAAGGAGAAGAACGATGAATGACGAATCAACCTATTTGGGCGATGGTGTGTACGCCAGTTTTGATGGCTATTCCGTTTGGCTGGCAGTCAACCCTCACGAGAACAACGTGGTGGCACTGGAGCCGGAGGTGCTCGCCCACCTAATCCAGTACATTGAGAAGCTAAAGAAGAAAAATGAGAAAGCCGCTTAAACACATCGCCATTAGGGAGTTGCTACGCAAGCACCCAGATGGTCTATCGACAAAGCAGATTTGCAGGCTCTCAGGCATTGCAGATCGTGTTGCGCGGCCTGCACTGCGTAAAATGGCCGACACCTACATCGACCGTTGGATTTTAGGGGAGTTTCAAAAGCCGCCAGAGGCTATCTGGTGCGTGGTTGAGGTGCCGGAAGATTGCCCACCACCGTACATGAAAGTGAAAGCATGAATCCGTTAGATCAATGGGAAACAGCATTTGACGATTGGGTCAATCTGCTTGGGCAAGCCAATGCCATGGAGTTGTTGAAAGACCCCAAAGCAATTTGGGATGAAGCATGGCGTCAAGCCATCATGGTGGCACAGGAGGCACAGAATGTCAAGCATTAAAAAGACCACCAAGGCGCAAGAAACGGTGACCCCTGAGCCACAAGAGCCGGAAGCACCTGCAACAATCGATGACGTGCTTGATGCTATGCTCATAGGCAAGGACGCGCCATTGACTGACCAGATCTACGGCATCCCGCCTATGCAAATAGCCCAGACTGACCCTCTGCCTATAGCCAATAGGGAATTTCAAGGTCTTGAGGACCCTCTTCAGCGGTTCATTAGCCAATACGAGCCTGGCGAGTTGGTCTTGAGAAAGAATTTTAGGCGTGATCTCCTTAGGATTCTTGAGGGCTGGAGGCTGAAAGACGTAAAAGAGTAAAAATTTTGCAACTTTTTTGCAAAGACGTGAAAAAGTTGCAAAAGCAGCTGTATAATTTAACTGTAGGCAACTACAAACTGGTTCTCTAACTTACTTGTTTACTGTTTATTGAAAGGCATTTATCATGGCACACATGCTCGCAACTACTCTCACTGGCAAAGCTGCAATGGCTTACGTGGGTGACACCCCTTGGCACGGTCTGGGTCAGAAACTGACCGACAACGCACCCCTTGAAACCTGGGCCGAAGAATCCGGCCTTGACTTCCACTTGGCTACAGCCGATGTGCAGTTCACCCCGCCCGCTTCAGTGTGGAACGGCTACAAGCCTACAGCCATGGCGTATGACGGCAAGAAAGTCATGTACCGCACCGACAGCAACATGCCTCTCGGCCTGGTGTCTAGCCAGTACAAAATTGTGCAGCCCATTGAGATGCTGGAATTCTTCCGCGATATGATTGGCAACATTGCCCATCTGGAAACAGCCGGTGTTCTGCGCAACGGCGCCCATTACTGGGCCTTGGCTCGTATGGATGGTGAGTTTGCATTGGCAGGTGACAGAGTCAATCAGTACTTGCTGCTGGCTTCTTCGGCTGATGGCTCATTGGCAACACAGGCTCGTCTCACCTCTGTCCGCGTTGTGTGCAATAACACATTGCAACTGGCCTCGGCGCGTGGCAAGGCAGAAGTTAGTGTCCGCCACAACTCAGTGTTCAATGCATCTGCCGTAAGGTCAGAGCTCGGCAACATCAACGACGCATTCAAAGCCTTTGAGCATACCGCCAAGTTCTTGGCTGGTGTCAAAGTGTCTAGCATGCAAGCCCAGGCTGTGTTCACCAAGCTCCTTGGCGGTGACGATAAGAAACCTAGCCGCGCAGCACAACGTGCATTGGCATTGTTTGATGGTGCTGGCATCGGTGCTGATCTCGAGTCTTCCAAAGGCACAGCATGGGGCGCCCTCAACGCGGTGACGCAACTAATGGATTGGGAAACAGCCCGCACAGGCGATGCTCGTCTGGCCAATGCATGGTTTGGCGGCGGCGTTAGCATCAAGAATCAAGCCGTGGACGCACTGTTGGCATTGGCATAAGTTTTCAGGGGCGCTGGCGTGGCCAGCGGCGGTTGTCATAAACCGCGTCGCAGTAACGGCGCCCCTACCCTTCTTGTTGTATAATTGCAGTACTGATTGTTGAAAGGTATTTATGAATGTGTTCTATCTCCACCATCTGCCTACTATTGCCGGCAGTATGCATTGCGACAAGCATGTCGGCAAAATGCTTATCGAATCCTGCCAGCTTCTGGCCACGGCTCACCACCACTTTGACAATGGCGATGCCGTAACCTATAGGCCTACCCACAAAAACCATCCAAGTGCAATCTGGGTGCGTCAAAGCAGGCTCCACTATGACTGGGTTGTTGAGCTCGGCCTAACACTTGGCCGCCAGTTCAAACTGCGCTACCTTAAGCTGCACAAGTCACACCAGGTGCTGGTCGACCAGCTTATGCAAGCCCCACCTGCTATGTACAAACTGCCTCTGCTGTGGCAGCCTCCGCCATTGGCAATGCCTGATGATTACAAGTCAGCCGACCATGTCGAATCCTACCGTAAGTACTACGCCAGCAAGCTGCAAACCATGCCTATGGTGTACTTCAAAGGCAACAAACCCCCACCCATGTGGCTGTCCGATCTCTGGTCAGGCCGCACTTACCAAGAGGCCGCGTAATGCGCTATCACACCATGTACGACAAAGTCAAAGAGTTTCGCACCAAGATGGGCCTGCCTATTGGCGACCACCCACAACTTCTGCCTGCTGAGCAAACCAGCTACTTTGCTAGGTTCATCATGGAGGAGCTCTCAGAGCATCTTAAAGCTTGTGAGGAAGGCTCCTTGGTCGATGCTGCAGATGCACTTGCTGACCTCATCTACGTCACAATGGGGATGGCCCATGCAATGGGGCTGCCGCTTGACGAAATCTTTGCTGTGGTGCATGACTGCAATATGTCCAAAGTGCCTGCCAATGACTACCAACGATCTATTCGTGGCAACCAATATGATGTGGTTAAGCCTGCAGGCTGGTACCCACCTGAGCCCGGCATCATCAACATTCTCAACGCACACAAGAAAGCAACATCATGAAAATTAGTGAACTCATCGACCGCTTTGTAGAAGTCAAAGCTGCTAAGGAAGATCTGGCAGAGCAGGTCAAGCAATGCAACGAAAAGCTGGCAGCTATTGAGGCTGACATCATGGAGCAAATGGCCAATACAGGCATCTCACAGGCAGCGTCTGATAAGGCTTCATGCAGCATGAAAAAGGTCACGCATCCTGCCATCACTGATTGGGACGCTTTTTACAAACACGTGGCGCAAACCGGCGAGTTCGAGTTGCTCCACAAACGATTGTCTTCGGCAGCTATCCGCGAGCGTTGGGAAGCTGGCAAAGAAATACCGGGAACTGTTGCGACCAGTTCTTGGGAAATTAGCATCCGTCGCAAAAACTCGTAACTTGTTTCTATTTACAAAGGATCCGTATCATGGCTAAACCCCCTGCAGTCACCCCTGAGAACCAACTGGCTCTCTTCGAAGATCAACTCGCCGCAATGGCAATGGAAAACGTCAAGGCTGAGCAATCAACCCTCGGCACAGCATTCCTCTCCACCAAGTCCGGTGTGCTTACTTACCGCGGCAACCCCGTGGCCAACAACAAACTGCAATGCGTCATCATTGCCGGCCCCATCGAGCGCCTGTACTATGACTCGCGGTACGACGCAACCAAGGCCACCCCGCCTAAGTGCTTTGCAATCTCTGTAAGCGCCATTGGCATGGGCCCCGTTGCCAGTGTCGAGGCTCCTGAGAACGCAACATGCGAAGGTTGTGCCAAGAATGAATGGGGTAGTTCTACCAGCGGTGGCAAAGGCAAAGCTTGCCGTGAGACACGCCGCCTGCTGGTCATTCCCGCAGATAGCATTGGCTCGGCTGCGGCTGTTGAAGCTGCTGAGGTTGCAGCATTGCGCCCACCTGTTACCAGCCTGCGCAACTACGCCACTTACATCCAAACCATTGCCGCAACTTTGCGCCGCCCTACACTGGGTGTCATCACTGAGATTGCCGTGGTGCCTGATGCCAAGACGCAATTCAAGGTTAACTTCACCATGGTCAAGGCCATTGAGGATTCTGCAGTATTGCAGGCTTTGATGAAGCGTGGCGCCATTGAGGCAACTAAGGCAATCGAATCTGCAGGCATACAAGAAGGCGATGAGGGTGAAGCCGCCGCACCTGCAACTCAGTCGACTCGGTTCTAACAACAAAGGTGCATGCAATGAAAAAGATAGTCTGTCTTTTGTGCGCCATACCTGTCGCTGCATGCAACACCATTATGCCGCCTTCACCTCCTGAAGTGATATTGATGGTTGACCCTAGGGTTCAGCAAATGAGCCGCAATGAGGTCATCAATGCAATTCATGAGTGTGAGGGCAGCAACATGCGTGCTGTACCTATTACCTCAAAACGCCTTGTCTCCGGATTGATGTCCGACATTGTCATTGACGTGCAATGCTATCCACGTCTTAAATACTTCATGCAATGAAACCCATCTTTCTTGACTTTGAAACTGAAGGCATTGAAGCAAGGCCTAAGTACCCGCCAAAACCGGTAGGCCTTGCTGTCTTTGACCCTGAAGGCGAGGTGCCTGATGGGTACTACGCTTTTGACCACCTGCATAACAACAACAGCACAAAGGATGAAGTGCATGCTTTACTTTCTAAGATCTATGCTGGTGAGCGTGATATGTGCTTTCATAACGCTATGTTCGATGCTGATGTCATTGACGTTCATTTTGGGCTATCTATGCCTGATCATCGGCGTGTGCATGATACCCTTATTCTTGCTTTTCTATTTGATCCGCATGTTAGGTCTCTTTCCCTAAAAGACTTGGTTGTCGAATGGGGCATTGCAGAGCCTGAAGAGCGCGATGAGCTTAAGGCATGGATCATTGAGAATGTGCCTGAGGCCAAGAAAAAGAAATCCACCTGGGGTGCCTACATTTGCAAAGGCCCCACCGAGTTGGTAGGCCGCTACGCCAAGGCTGATGTCCGGCTTACTTCACAGCTTTACGAGTTTTTGGCTGAGAAGGTTTTGCCCGATCAGCTCGTTGCCTATCAGCGTGAGATTGAACTGATACCGATGCTGCTTGAGAACTCAAGTCTAGGCGTACGTGTAGATCGTGAAGGCTTGCTTGCTGCACAAGCACAAGCAGTAAAAGACATTGAGGCATGTAACGTTTGGGTTCGCGCATTGTTAGGGTCTCCTGAATTGAATGTTGATAGCGACCAACAGCTGGTCGAAAGTATTTATCAATCTGAGCTCTGGGACAAAAGTAAAGTCTGGCCCGCAACCGACAAAGGCCAGCTACAAGCTACCACTGAAGCTTTCAAAGAGATGCTAACGCACCACCATCTCAAGGATGTCCTTAGGTACCGCGCCAACTTGTCAACATGCCTATCAACGTTCATCGATTCGTGGCTGGAAGCATCCGCAACCACCGGTCGTATCTACACCAATTGGAATAGCGTCAGGGGTGAACGAGGTGGCACACGGACAGGCAGGCTCAGTAGCACTCCGAACTTCCAGAATGCCCCCATTCGCTACCCAAAGGTGGATATACCACCAGAGCTTTCGGTGTCCCCCTTGCCACTGATACGTAGCTTCATCTTGGCAGATGAAGGCCACAAGCTGGTGGCATGCGATTTCAATGCACAGGAGCTCAGAATCTTTGCGCACTTTGAAGGTGGCAACCTGATGAAGCAGTACCAAGCCGATGCCCGTGCTGATCTGCATACTTACGCAGCTGAGATGATGACCCAAGCCATTGGCCGTGAGGTGTCAAGAACTTACTCAAAAGGTGTGTCTTTTGCGATTCTGTACGGCGCAGGCCCCACCAAGATTGCAGACATGTTAGGCGTAGATTTTGAGATGGCCAAGACACTCGTGGATGCATACACCACAGCTGTGGCGCCAGGTCTCAAAGACATGCAGGCAACCATGCGGCAACGCTACAAGCTGGGGCAGCCACTTAAAACAGTAGGCGGCCGGCTGGTCAAAATGGAGCCGCCTAAAGTCATCAATGGCCGCCGCCGTGAGTTTGACTATAAGGGCGTGAATCTGTTGATTCAAGGCTCAGCGGCTGATCAGGCCAAGGCTGCAATGCTACTGTACCAAAAAAAGCGGCAAGGTAGTAGGTTGCTACTCAGTGTGCATGATGAGCTGGTGATCTCAGCACCGGTTGATGCTATTGAGCGTGAGGCTGAATGCCTAATGTGGTCCATGTGCAACGCCTTGGCTATGGACGTACCGATGATCAGTGACTACAAGGTTGGCAATAACTATCAGGAAACAAAATGAGCCTTTCACATTCAAGCATAAAGCTCTATGAGCAGTGCCCTGCAAAGTACAAATTCATACGCATCATGCATCTCAAAGAGCCTTCAGGCGATGCTGCTGAGCGTGGTAAGCAAATCCATGCAGAGCTTGAAAAGTCACTCATAGGCCTTACGCTTCTTTCACCTGAATTGACGTATTGGCATGACTACGTTGAGTTGCTGAAGTCAAAAAAAGTGCAGCCTGAGCTTGAGCTTGGCATTAAACGCGATTGGTCGCCTTGCAGTTTTTCCGACCCTGATGCGTGGCTACGCGGCATCCTCGATATTTTCACCATTGATGGCACTGCAGCCTACATTGCTGATTGGAAAACAGGCAAGGAACGCTTCTATGAAGAGCAACTGAAGCTTTACGCAGCATTGGTGCTTGCGGCATACCCTGAAGTGCAAACAGTCAATCTTGACATCGTGTATGTGGACCTTAAGAAGATGCAGTCGTATGACGTCATCACTCGCAAAGAGTTTCCTAGTTTAAAGCTGTGGATTGACAATCGCATTTACCGCATCGAAAAAGACACCATTTTTGCGCCACGGCCAGAGTATGGTTGCAAGTGGTGCCACTTCAGAAAAGACAATGGCGGCCCTTGCAAATGGTGACACGCATTATCCTTGAGCGTGACCTTGAGGCGTACTTTACAAAGCAATGCAAAAAGCATGGCATTATGTCGTTGAAACTGAACGTACGCTTTGCACGCGGATGGCCCGATCGCATTGTGCCTCTTGAAAATGGTGAGGTGTTGTGGGTGGAACTCAAACGTCCAGGCGGTGTAGTCTCCCCTATGCAAGAGAAGGTGCATGACCAATTGAAGATACGTGGCCACAAAGTCTTTGTGATCAACTCAAAAGAAGGGATTGATAGTGTTTTGGGAACCGCATGAGTATCAGAAAGAAGCTGTAAAGTTTCTGGTTGAGCGTGGCTCAGGACAACTATGGTTGGACCCGGGCTTAGGTAAAACCGCCATTGTGCTGTCTGCGTTTCGTACGCTGCGGCTTGCTGAGATGGGTAGCAAAATGTTGGTTGTTGCGCCATTGCGACCTGTGCATGCAGTGTGGCCTAATGAAACACGTAAGTGGGAACAGTTTGTGCACTACTCAGTTGGCGTGCTGCATGGTGGCAAGAAAGATAAAGTGCTGGCTGCTAACCATGACATCTACGTCATCAACTATGAAGGCCTAGGCTGGTTGGGGCATAAGTTGAATGGCGCCCCTTGGCCTTTTGACATTCTTGTTGTGGATGAGATTTCGTATCTGAAAAATACACAGTCCCAACGCTTCAAGACATTGAAGACAATGCTCAATAAATTCAACCGCCGCTGGGGACTCACTGGTTCACCCGCGCCTAATAGCCTATTGGACATATTTGGACCACAGTTAATCATTGACCAGGGGGCCACGTTTGGGCCCTACGTGTCACGATTTCGTGATGAGTACTTCTACCCATCAGGTTTCAATGGCTTTGAATGGAAGCTAAAGTCAGATGGGGAACAACGAATCCAAGAAAAGCTTCATGATAAAGTGTTGCGGATGGCAGCTCTCGATCACCTTGACTTGCCTGATTTGGCCTACAACACTATCAGAATCGAACTTCCGCCTAATGCACGTAAAATGTACGATTCTTTTGAGGCAGACCTGACAGTCAAACTTGAAGGTGGCGAGGTCACGGCGGCTAATGCTGCAGTTGCTGTGATGAAAGGCCAGCAGATCGCCAATGGTGGCTCTTACCTTGATGGTGAAGGCAGGCACACATTGCATGTGCATGACGCCAAGACTGACGCCGTTGCCGAGCTGGTTGAGGAGCTATCCGGCCAGCCTTGCATCATTGGCTACCACTTTCAACATGACCTTGAACGTCTTAAGAAAGCTTTCCCACATGCACCGGTGATTGGCTCAGGTGTGGTAGGCTCAAGGCTGGACAAGATCATCATGGGCTGGAATACAGGCCAACTGCCTGTGCTGCTAGCCCACCCTATGTCTGCAGGCCATGGACTGAATCTACAAGGCGCCGGCCATGCAGTCATTTGGTATTCTCTGACTTGGTCTTTGGAAGTCTACGAGCAGTTCATCCGCCGAATCTGGAGGCAAGGGCAAAAGAATAACGTGATGGTGCACCATATCGTGGCTGCTGACACCATTGACGAAGCCATCATGTCTGCTGTAAAGCGCAAAGATAAGACGCAACAAAAGTTGCTGAATGCTGTGCGTGACTACATTAAACGTGATACAATTAGCAGCACTGACCATTGACATTACGCAAAGTAAGTTATTTTCATTTCATCTTAAAGGAAACCATTATGGCAAAAGAAGCCCCCGTTGCAACTCGCAATCGTATCAAGAAAGACACCGTCATCAACATGCTTGCTGAATCCAACCCCAAGCGTGAAGGCACCCTTGCCCATGCACGCTTTGCGTTGTATGAAGACGGTATGACCGTGGGCGAGTACACTGCAGCTGGTGGACGTTCTAGCGACGTGCACTACGACGCAGCGTATGAGTACATCTCCTTGACCCCTGCAGAAGAAGCCGTCGCAGCCTAACATGAAGTTACTCATCACAGGCGTCACAGAGACGCACATCAATCATCCGAATAGAGCTAGCTCTACGAAGTTCGTCTCTATACCTGAAATGATGGCCTACGCATACACACGCTTAGGCCACCAAGTAGATCACCGCGCAACCGTGGTTGGCGAGGATCTTTCAGGCTATGACACTGTGTTTGTGTACCTTTACCCGCTTGACGGTAACGCCATTGACCACGTCGGGGCTGTGTATGCATTGGAGCAAAGGCCTGATGCTTACATATGCCTTGACGACTGGTCATTCAGATTGATCATGCCTTCGTGGTGCCACAAAATTGATGCGGAAAAGCTGCAAGATCGTGTGTGGCTGGCCCCACTATTCCCTTGGGGCGACACCACAAAGATGGGCTTGGATGTTCGTGAGATCAGGATGTGGGACCCATCACCACTTTGCAGAATGCCACCTGTGCATAAGCTTTCATGGCACCAACGCAAAACTGAGTGGTACAACGCATCCCTATCGAAAGACGCCCATGTCTGGACAACAGAGCAAAACCTATCATGGCCAGTTCACAGTGTTGGTGGAAAAGCTTTGGGGCAACCACGTATCCTTGAGGATGACGTTGTCTGGCAATACGGCCAGTACAAAGGAGTTTTGTGTCCAACTTACGCCCATGCCGGCTCTGGATGGTGGCGAGTCAGATACCTACACGCTGCTCATGCCGGCTGTGTACTTGGAGGAAGCCCTGAAGAGCTTGGAGTAATTGGCACCCCGTATGCTTGGTCAATGAAAGACCTAGAAAATATGGGTGATGCCAGTTTGCAAATGGTTGCACAAGCGCAAGCAAACAGTTTGCGTTTTGAAATTGATATTGACACGACGGTAATGAAACTTGAAAGCTATGTATGCTCATAATTCTTGAAGGCCCAGACGGTGGCGGCAAATCTACTCTCGCGGAGAAACTGCGATTGCATTTGCGCCACAAGCAGGGGATACAGCACATGGTCAAGCACGGCCCCTACTCGGGGATTGATGCTGAGCATCTGTGCAGGATCTACTTCAGGGCCATGTCACCGGCACTGTCCTTTGATGACACAGTCATCATGGATAGGTCGTGGCTGTCTGAGCCTATCTACGGCGATGCGTATCGCAATGGCGTTTCACGTGTTGATATGCCACGCCGCCGTATGCTTGAGCGTACTGCACTATCACGTGGCGCCGTGGTTGTCCTCTGCCAGCCTGACTTTGATGTCTGCGCTGAGACTTTCTCAAAGCGGCCTGAGTACCTTGATAACGTTGACCAGTTGCGTGATGTGTACCAAGCATATGAAACGCTGGACTTGCAAACGCATTTGCCTGTGATCCACTATGACTACGTTCATGATGATGTGGATGAATTGTTCCTCAAGATAGCGGCTGCGTCCATCCAGAACCACGCCAGTGGTGGCGGAGCCTTTAAGTATGGGAATATCCTAATGCTTTGCGACAAGGGCCCTCAAACCAATGTCAAATCAACAGCTGTGGTTGTGCCCTTTGTCAACTTCCTCGACAATGATGGCCCCAGTCGCATGCTGGCACAAGCACTGGAGCAGGAAGGCATCACCGAGCGTATGCTGTACTGGATCAACACACAAACATCGCAAGGCACGCCTACCGATACCGGCTTCATCGACAAACTGAAGCCATCAAGAATCTTTGCCCTAGGCAACAATGCCTACACATGGGCCCTCAACAACTCAATCAAAGCGATTAAGTTGCCACCACCTCTGCATCACATGCAGAACTACCCTGACCAACCCTACCATATCACGGAGGCTTAACTTGGAATTTCCTCTCATCAAAACTGAAGAAGCCCTGATAGGACTGTACCAAGTCCTTAGAGAACACGGCACGTTACTTAGCCCACGTGGCGAGCGAACGCTGGAGATTGAGAACTTTACGTATTCTGTTGCGCCCTTTGTGAGGTTCAACTCATTTGACGGTCGCAACTTCAATTTGAGCTACCTCAAACGCGAATTTGCATGGTACGTACGTGCAAACCCGTTTGATCTTTCCATTGCTGAGCATGCAGCTCAATGGGGCAAGATTGTTGCCAATGGCAAGCTTAACAGCAACTATGGCTCATACTGGTTTGGCGCGCAAGGCGTCAAATACATCATGCAAACGCTGCAGGCAGACCCCATGAGCCGCCGTGCAGTCATCCCCATGTATGGCACCGATCTTGACCACACAGCCCATGACGCCAAAGATGTGCCTTGCACCATTGCCATCGAGTTCAGGCTCCGCAATTCGCTATTGCATACACGTGTTATTATGAGGTCTCAGGACATTCTTTGGGGGATGGCCAATGACCTACCCACATTTAGCTTTCTCCAGGAACTGGTGGCTGTTTTGTTGAACGTCAACCCAGGCCCTTTGACTGTATCTGTAGGCTCATTCCACGTGTATGACTCTCGCATGGAAATGTTCAATAGCATCTTGTCATACAAGCGGCATGTGCCAATTGCAGACTTACCGCCCCGCATCTCTCGGTATGAGGCACACCAGCTCATCGAGCAATCTGTCAACCCACGCTTTGGATTCTCAAAATGGCTACTGAACGTATGACAAGCAAAGCCCTACACGCTGAAGATGATCTTAGGGAAGCCATCTACGTTCTGATTCGTAATGGCCACTCCATGGAGGCAGTCATCGAGGCCCTTATGTCTTTGAAGATTGAGATGGTCAATGCCATGGATTGGCAAAAAGCTGTCAGCGACGCGATGTACAAACCAACGTGATATAATCCACCCGTGGGCAACCACACCAACTTGACCATTGAAAGGAAAACACCATGACGAAGATTAGATGGACATCTGAAGAACGCGAGGCAGTTCTTGCCGTTGCAGTTGACTTGTTTGTACGCGACGGCTACAGCGCATTTGAGGCTGTTAAGCAAGCTCAAAATGCACTGCCATTCTCGCGGCATAGAAACTTTGCATCCCACTCTGCAGCCAATGACTTGGTCAAAGAGGTCAAAACCAGAGCTTACAAGGTTGTGCCAATCCCTAGGGATGTATGTCCACCCACAACGCCGAGCTCTATGCCCTCAGAACCACCGAGTAAGGAGTCTGAGCCTGAGTCTATAGGCACAATTGATGACTTGGTGCAGGCTATAGCAAAACGCATTGCAGCAACGCTCAAACATGAGATTGCGGCTGTGGTGAAAGAGTTAGAGCATGAGTTCCATGTGCCTAAGCACAATGGCGCATACGCCGCAACAGGCGTCAAAAAGCCTAGGGTTATTGTGATCGGTTTGCTAGGCGATCAGGTGCATGCCATCAACAACGAGTTCAAAGACGAGTACGACTTGAAGTTCTACGACACCGATAGGGCCATGGGATTGTCGCCGCCTGATGCTGACGCTTACCTGCTAATGAAGAACTTCATCAACCATCCGCTCTACCATAAATACCAAGTGTTCCCCAACCACGTATTGATTGATGGCGGTATGACCGCCTTGCGGACTTGGCTCTACATGAAGGGTAAAGAGCTACTTGCTTAGTTGACAGGCAGTGCGCCTCGAGGCGCCGAGCCGCCTGCCCCGCCACCAGCTGTATTGGGCCTATAGTCATAAGGCTTCTTAGATGCCTGATACACCTGGTAGCCTACTGCAGGCAAAGTCATTGCAGTACCAACAGCTTTTGCAACTGGGTGTGGTGCCAATGACACTAGGCCGCCTACGCCACTAAGACCGGAAAGGATGGCGTCAACGCTATCACCGGCTTTATAAGCATTGTAAGCATGCATGATTTCATAGCCGGATAGCCCACCCATGATGGTGTTGAAAAACGGGATTTTGGAAAGCACAGAGCGGGCTTCTTCAAGCGTGGCAACTCGAGCCTGCGCTGCGCTGCGTGCGCTGCGTGCGCTGTCACGTGTGGCTTCAGCTTGCGTAAGAGGCGCAGGCCTTGTTTGCATTGCAGTGCGTGCCGCCTCAGCAGCTTCAAGCTCAGCTTGTGTAGGCACATGCGCCGCACTAGCGTACCCGTATAGCTTACGTGCTTCTTTTTGCGCAGCCGTTTCCTCAAAGCTACGTGGCACTGCAATGCCTGTGCGTGTGGATTTATAGTCAGATGGCAGGCCTTTTTCAATTTGGTAATTGCGTGCAGCCTCAGTGACAGATGCGCCACCCGGGCCCATATCACCTACAACTTTTGCATTCCACTTATCGCCTGCAAGATCGCCAACATTTAGCATCTCATCAGTTAAGCCTAAGTCTGCCGCAATTTGCTGTGCCGCTGTTCGTGCTTCACCTGTTTGCTGCGCTGCAGTACGTGCTGCGTTGTAGCGAGCTTCAGCTTGATGCCACGCATCGCTGTATGCCTCATCCAACGTTTCAACTCTATTTATTGCGCCTGCAAGAGTAGCGTCTGCAGCGCTAAGTCGTGAACGCGCAGCCATAGTGCTAGGCGCTCGATACTTAGGCGCTTTGGTCCCTGCAATGGCCCCAACACCTGCTGATAGGTATTCCCCATTCAATGCCAATGGGCCTTCACCAGCGTCACCACCTGGGCCTGGAGCACTGGCACCTGACGCAGGCACTGCCGGGCCATACGAGAAGTTGCCTTTGTCATCATGCAGTTCAGGTAGCAACTCTGCTAGTGCAGACTTTGGCGCGTCTTCAGTCTTGGTCTCATTGCCCATATTGCGTCCTATTTGTAAGGTGACTTGCTAACTAAGTCTTGGTATGTTGCAGCAAATTCTCCAACCAGTTGCTTGTAAGGCTTCGACTTAAAGAATGACGCTGTTGTTGCGCGAGGGTTCTGCTCAAAGTAATCAGTTTGCGCTTCAGCCATTCTGCCCATATAGATGTTCGTGATCTTGTTTTTAGCTGCAAGGTACATAATGAAAGACGCAGGGTCAGTAGTCTTAAACCCGGGCTCAGCCATCTTTTGCGCATCAAACGTGCTGATTTGCGGGCCGTAAATTGCTTTGCCCTGCTTCATCACAGCTTGATTCAAGTCTGAGATTAGCTGCATAACATTACGTGCAACCGCTTGCTCTTGCGGATTCAATTGCAACTTGGCAACAGCTTCACCCACAGGAGCTGCAAGGCTACCCCATGGCGTTGTAATTCCACTCTCAGCAGCTTGCGCCAATGCATACATGGGGCCTTGGTGCGTCAACAAGCCTACCACTTTCGGGTTGGCTTTGACTATCTGAATTAGCTCATTAAACTTGGTATTGTTGGCAGCAACTGTTGCAGAGTCGTAGCCTGCTAGCAAGTCATGCTTTTGCACATACGGCGCAGTACGTTTCTCAGCTTCTTTTTCCTGTATGGCAAGATTCGACTTATTGACATCTTGTTGCGTCTGTATTGCACCTTTTTGATTTTCCAATTCCAAAGCACGACGCGGTGCGCCCTGTATGGTGGCAGGGATAGGCGCTGCAGTAGATAGCATACCGGGTGCTGCCGCTGCTGCCGGTGCTGTCGCGCTTATAGGCGCTGCTGCAGTTGCCACAGGCACCATGGCTTTTTGCGCTCTCAATTTCAACTCACGATCAAGCGCAACAACATCAGCCATAGCACGCGTAGTGCCCGCGGTATCTTTTGCTTGTTGTGCTGCCAATAGCCTTGCTTCAGCTTTTTGCTTTTCTGCTTGCAATATAGGTATGGCCTCGGCATCTTTTGCAGCTTGGTCATTGCGCGTTACGCGTGCTGGTGCTGCTGCAGCAACTGGTACAGGTGCAGCAGGCAGCGCTGGTGCTGGTGCGGGTGCGGGTGCTGGTGCGGGTGCGGGTGCTGGTGCTGGTGCGGGTGCGGGTGCGGGTGCGGGTGCAGCAACTGGTACTGCCGTAGGCTCAAGACGCTTGGTAATGATTTGACCACTAGGCCCCAAGTCGTAATACGCATCGGGCCTAAAATCTAGCGCGTAACTCTCAGGCTTTGTTAGCATCCTAGGCAACATAAAAGCAGCCCTTGAGTTTGGGTTGCTTTGTGCTTCAGCAATAAATGCTTTTGAAAACCGCAAATTAGGCGCAGGCTCTGTAATGCCTGCAGCAAGCATGACAGCTGCAAGAGGCGGGGCAGCAGCGGCAGGGGCAGCAGCGGCAGGGGCAGCAGCGGCAGGGGCAGGGGCCGGAATAGCTGTGGCAACAAGCGCTGGCGCACGTGCAGCACCGCCAACTGTAACAGCTGGAATAGTTGCAGCAGGCATAGTTGCAGCAGGTAATTGCGGTAGTGCTATAGGCGGCTCAAGCCGAATGCCAAGCTTTGCAGCTTCTTCAGGCCCACCCACTTTATCAACAAACTCAGCAGTTGCGCGCCGTCGTGCTTCCGCGTCATTGCCAGCGCCTAGCAAATCAAGTTGCAATTTGAACTGCGCATTTTGAATTTCAAGCCGCTTAACTTCTTGTCCAAACAGTGCTTGGTTTTGCGCCAACAGTAATTGCTTTTGCGAAATGTCAGTGGTTTGCGCTTGAGTAACCATGCTCGAGTAGTCTTTGACCAGCGCGCCTACTTTGGGGCTCTTGGTGGCTATGGCAAGGTAGACCTTGGGGTCAATGCTTTGTAATTGTCCAGCCACAGCAGGTGGCACAGTACCGTCTTGCAAGTCTTTTGCAAGGGCAACTGGATTTAAGCCTAGCGCGCTTCCTAGCATGCCCATAGCCTCAGCTTGGTTTTGCGTTTCAAACTTCTGTGCTGCAATGGATGCTTGCAACGCTGCAATATTAGGGGCCTGTTCTTCACGAGCACGATTTTGCTGACTTAAAAGTGTGCCTGCGCGACCTAAGCTTTCACCAAAAGAGCCTGAACGGCCTGGGTCAAGAAACGCGCCTGCAAGCCCCCACCAGTCAGTCTTTGTATTGCGTGCTTCTAAACTACTAGCAACTTTTTGCAAAGCTGCCAAGTACTCGGTTTGTGCCGCGTCAGACAGCCCAGTTGGCGCTGTAGGAAGTGTTGGTAATGCCATGATTGTTTGCCTTATCCGTTAGGTTTGAGCCAGCCTTTGACTGCACCACCCAGCCATGACCCAAAGCTGCTGTCCGATAGCCCGCCAACCATGCTACCAAGCCCAGCAATTTGAGATAGCGGCGAAGATGCGTATTGCCCTGCTTGTCCTGGGCCTTCATACGTGCTAGACACAGACGTAGGCATATTGTAGCCACGCAGCAAGTTGGCCTCACTGCTCAATGTTTGCAACGGGAATAACTGCTCATTTTGCAAGTTAGTCTGTTGCTGCGAGCCCATGGTGGACAATGCGTTGATGTCGTTCAAATTAAATTGCTGAGCACCGGCGCCAAGATTCTGTGCTGCTTGTGCGCCTGACAATTGCATTTGCCCTTGCGCACCAGCTTGGTTGCCTGCAACCTGCGCAAGAGTGCCGTACATATTGGCTTGGTTTTGCGCGGCCTGCAATGCTTGTGTGTAGCCACTTTGCAATGCGCCAGCTTGCAATCCTGTAACACCTACGCCTGCATTGGCAATGTTTTGCGCTAGTGCGTTGGCGCCGCGTTGTGAGCCAAACTGGCCTGCGCCAACAATCCCTGCTGTTGTTTGCGGCGCCAGATTTTGTGATATGTTTTGGTTGCCTAACGCGCCAATGGACTCCACTACATTTTGCGTGTAGGGGTTCATATACTGCTGCGCAGTTTGATACGTTGGCGCAGCTGCAGCTTGCATGTATTGCTGCGCAGCGCCTGGGATGTTAGTACCTAGGGCGTTGGTTACTGCACTGCCAGCTTGCTGCACGTAAGGCTGTGTAGCGCCAACGTTTGACCCTGCAAGATTGTAGGCCTGTTGCTGTAAAGGCTGCGCGCCAATATACTGCGCGCCTGCACCTGCAGTTTGCCCTTGCTTGGCAATGCTATTGAGGTAATCAGTGTAGAAGGCAGGCGTGGTTGTGGCCTGCGTCGTTGTCGACTTAATGTCCGGTAGCGGAGTGCCTGCGCCAAGATCTGCCATGATTTATCCTTTGAGGTATTCTAAAGGCGACTTGGCCTTTGGGGGTATTTTATCGACAGGCGCTGAGCGCTTGTGCTTACGAATTGCTTTTCGCATTTCATCAAGCCGTTGTGCACCTGCATCAGAAGAGCCATTGCCAAGCGCAGCAACCGTGTCAGCATCAAACACATACTCACCATCAGCAAGCATTGCAGGGATGTCGTCAGACTGGCCATCACCTTTGCCTTTGACATAGTGGCCTGTTGCTCCGGTAATGAACTCGGGCTGATGATGCGCAAGCCCGCCGCGCTTATAGCCTTGGGGCGCTGCACTATTTGATAGTGCAGCAACAGTAGGGGCATGCCCAAAAGTCAATTGCGGTAGGCTTTTTAGTATGGAAGACTCTTGCTGCACAGGCCCAGTAGACACCAATGATGGCGTTAGCAAACCGCCTGGGTTTACGCCTTTATCTTTAGTGTCCAAGATGTTGATGGCTAGATTAGAAAGATTTGGTTTTCCGCCACTTCCACCTAGCATTCTTGCGATGTTTGCGGCACTGCCGGCATCTGCAAGCTGATTGGCTAACGCTGCGGCGTTGCCTACTTGGGCCATTTCATAAAGCCCAGGCAGTGCGCTCTTCGTAACTACGCCTTGCGCAGCAGCTATTTGCGCATCAGTCAATGCTGCAGCCCCATTCATTGTTGTGTAGTCAGTTGCCATGCTTGCACCCATAGAGCCTGGGCTCATACCTGACGCAACAGCTTGATTGACTGAATATTGTGGCGTAATGGCTTCAACAGCGGTATTAGCCCCGCCTCCACCATACGAGATGCCTTCTGTTAAGCCTGCTTCTGCACCTGACAAGGGCTCAGCAGCTGCCGACCAGTCATACTGCGGCCCACCTGCAACATACGAAAGCATACCTGCTGCTGCTGCGTTACTTACAACTTGATTCCAGTCATGACCTTGCGCACGAGAAATTAAGCCATTAGTTGCTGCAGCACCAAGTGGCCCACCAAAGTAGCTACCTGCAATAACAGCTGCCGCGTTGACTAACTCATTATTAGTCAGCTCTTTGCCTAATGCGCCTATGCCACTTTTGCTACTGTCAGTGGTGAGCGTCTTAGATAAGTCATCAAGGTTAATGCCTAGTGTACTACTGCCACTACCTGATGTGCCAATTGACTCAGAGACTTTATCAGTTGCTTGACTTACCCATCCCATGGTTAGCCCCTTAGATGAAATGTTGCAGAGTACGTACGATCCACGCCTTCATCCACTTTTGCAAATGTGATTGGGTACTTAAAGAACTTGCCAAGGCCATTTAAAGATGCGTCATCGTAGTATGTCACAGCATCATTAAATCGAACTTTTGCTTGATCTAGCATAGACTCAATTCCATGCACTAAATCTTGCAACCCACCTGCGTTGATGGAATGAAACTCCATGGTGTCAGGCTTATCAGTATGCTCATCCACAAGAAAGATCGTTTTGCCTGTGTAGTAGTAGATACGGCCTTGCGCCACGTATTGCAAAAACGTGTTTCTAGCTTCTTCAGCAGTGTAGTCACGACCTGTATGATGCTTATCATAGTCAGCATCAATGATGTCAAATAGTTTTTGTATGCCTGCCATTTTATGGTGCCCCTACTGACATGATGCCAACTAATGACTTGGCCCAGTCTTGCCACGTTTTAAAGCCAGATTGGTCAGGCACACCTGAGTTTGCAAAATACCCAATGCCCTGCACGCCATTGGCCCAATCGCGCCAGTGATCTTCAGGCACCATGCCTAATTGCTGCGCAGCAAATAGCTCATTCATAAGGGCGCACCACCTGTCCCATGTAAGTCCGCGTGGGTCATACGTTGTCATTACGGGTTTCCTGTACTACGTTCATCACCGGTGCTGACGCTTATGAGTATTTTACCTGTTTCGTAGTTCCCGTTGAAAGTATTTGACTCAAATCGTAGACGCATTTCACGGCGTTGCTCACGCATATCAACTTTAAGCGTGCTAGATGAAAATACATACGGGTCTGACGCAATATCAACGTCATCGGCGTAGCCTTTGCCAGTAACCACTAGACTCATATCACCAGACTGTACAAAGTCAGGCTCCATACGTTCAATGCGCATCCACCTATTGGCCCCTTGCACTTGATCTTGCCCAGGCCCACCAGTTACCCACCCAATATTGTTAGTTTCAAAATAAGATTGCACAGCATTGACGTTGGTTAGGTATACTTGATTTGTGCCTGTCTCATGCTGCCAAAGCGTGTATTCGTTGTCAGTGTTTACAACATTGCCACCCCAAATAGGATAGCGGAATACTTCTGAAAACACGCCGGCAGATCGAGCTGCACCCGGCGCAAATCCTGCGTCATACCAAAGCTGTTCACGCACATTGTAAATAATAGCGTTAGTACACTCAGTAGAATCACCTGACGGATAAAACCACCAGATCTCGCCCCAACGCGGAATCTTTGCAGCCCAAACTTTTTGTCGCTGGGAGTAGTTTAAGTTGTCAAAAAAGTAATTAAGATTGGTGTTGTTGGTTATTTCTTGAACCACGCCGTTGTACATCAAAAAGCGATCAACAGCAACCCAATAAATAATGCCGTCATACTCAATGACGCACTGGCTCGACATAATTGATGTTTGCGTTGAGATAATGTCATAGCGCCAGTACAGCGTAGAAGTCCCTACCGTGGTGGGTGCATAGGTTACCCTGGTCAGCTGGTCGAGGGACCAGAATAGGCCTGCAGGGGACGTCGTGCCACCTCTAAGCGCTATGCCCTTGATGATCTTGGTTGCTGAAACATTATTGGCGTTGGAATCGGCACCAACCCAATTAGTAAAGTCGCCCGCACTGCAGTTTTGAATGAGGCCATTATTGCCGTAAACAAACAAATACGGGTAGAGCATGCATGCCCCGCCTGAAACTGAAATGTTGTTGTCAAACGTAAGTGTTTGCGCGCCATTAGTACCTGCAGCAGACAGTGTTACAACAGTGTTGCTGGCGCCCACCACAGATATAACCACTGTCGTGTTTGCAGGTACGCCTCCACCGGTGACTGTTTGGCCTGCGCCAATAATGTAGTTCAAACTTGCAATGGTGAAGGTTGTCCCAGTTGATATGGTGCCTGTTGCAGTAAAGACGCCAACTTTGCTTAATGCGCCGCCTGGAAATGAGCCTGACAGCACAGGCGTATTGATGGTGTTGTCAATATACTGCAAGTTTTGACCTGGGTGCGCCACAACTTGCAAAGCAGCTGCAGCATCATTGTAGCCAACGTCAAATTGCCATAAGTTGTTTACATTAGCTGTAAAGTTTGACAAGCTAATGTTAATAGGCCCTGAGCCTACGCCATCGTCGTTTGCTGTTTGCCATTGCTGCAAGTAGTTGGCAGAGCCTGAATACACATAATTCAAGCCTTCTTGTGACTGCATCACCATGCCGCGACTGATTTCAGTAGCATTCAAAAAGATGGCGTTGTAGCCACCTATTTTACGAGCACGGCCGCGTTGAAATCTAACCCACAGCCCATCAGCATTTGCTGTTGCGTCAAACAGCGTACCATCACGCTGAATGCCCGGCTTAATCGCCAACGAAATGACGTTAGCTGCCATTAGAACGTGCCCCCAGTAATACCGCCAATAAACGTGCCGGTGCCAGCCATGGTCAAACCCGCAGCATTGTAGTAGCCTGCTTGCGCATTAGCAATCACAAAGCCTACTTGGCTCGAGCCTACCAAGTACATGCCTGAATTTAGGTCGCCTGAGAATTTAAGTGACGGCGACGCAAGTGAGCCATTGCCCAATGTCAAAGTGGTAATACTGCTTGATGCGCCCGAGCCTGCATTGTAAACATTGGTACCGTCGCAAATGACAACCAGTGAAGTCCCTTGCGGAACTGTAATGGTTGCGGCGCTAACTGCAGACGTTTTTACAGTAAAGCTAAACGCGCCAGTTGTGTTATTTGTGATTGTGTAAAGCTGCACCGTAGAAGGCACCACAACAATCTGATTGCTGGTCAAAACGCCTGAGTATTCTTGAATTGTATTGGCGCCTTGTGCCGATGTCAGAGTTGTAGTACCTCCAGTAACCACCAGGGACAACTGAGTGTATGCGAAAGAATTTGACCTACCGTAACCAAAGGTATTCCATCCAGAGCCACTGGAGACCAGGACAAGGGACTCAGTCAATTGTAGTTGCTGGTTTGCGTTGCCGTCAATGGTATCAGTGCCAACAGGCGTAAGCGTCAGAATTCCTGAGCCGTTATTGCGAATCATGCAAAACCAGTTGGCCCCTGCAGTGGACGCAGATGGCAATGTAATAGTGCCTGCACCACCGCCCCACACAACAAACGTAGCTTGCACAGTAGTAGGCAGCGTTGTGTTGGTGTAGTAATTGACAATCTGGTAGCTTTGATTGAGCGTCGCCCCAATGGCCGTTAAACCGTAGCCTGCTAGCTCAGCGGCGTTGGCAGCTGCAGTTCCTGCGCCAAAAGTTACTGTTGCCCAAGAGCCTGCAGTAGTACTATTGTCAGTAAGGTATACAAAATAAGCAACACCGGATGCTGCCGAGACAATTGTGCCGCCGGAATTATTCTTGACAGTAAACGCAAGTGAGCCAACGTTGCGAATCAGAATTGACTGCCCCACTGATACCTGCGTTGCAGGCGGCAGTATTAGCGATAAGCCAGAATACGTTGTAGTGGTGACCTCAATAATACTGCTGGCAGGCGTGGTGTTATTGCCATTGATGGGCCAATCAAGCGTGGTGTCAGCTGTAAGACTAAGATACTCATAGCTAACGTCAGCAGGCTGAATCGTTTGCCCAGTAAATGGGTTGGTGTATGTTGTCATGATTAGGAATCCTGAACTATGGCTTGACGATCGCCAATACGTAACGTGTCTTCAGTCTTCAAGGCTGCCAGTGCCGCGTCAAACATTTGCCCCCAAACTGCAAGTCGCGCATCATCTTTCAAAAATGGTGCAGTCTGCTTTAGAGTGCCAAACAGCATAACGTTAGGCGCGTTTTGCGTTAGCCAGTTTGTTTGATTGCCGGACGACAGCGGCATAAGACGAGTGTAGCAAAGCGTTTGAAAAGCAAAATTGCTTGAAGGCGTAGGGGCAATAAACCAATTGTCGTAGTCATAATCAGCGTAATAAAGTGGCGTGCCAGTTGATGCGGCATTGGGCCAGTACTGGCTTAAGTACTCCAGCTTGCGTAGCAAAATAGGTTGCTTCTCACTTGCTGTTGTGGTGAGTGTCATAGACACAGTTTTACGCCATCTTGCAGGTTTCTGGATGACAGGATTGCCGGATGTCATATTGCCATTGGCAACAACCATTTGCCCCAACGTCTTAATGGTTTCCGCAATCTCAAACTCAGCCAACGCAATGGCTTGAGGTATGAACGCAACAACAGCAGCGTCTTGGCGCTCAAGATATTGCAAGACACTGCTGTTGAGGCTATCGTACGTTAAGACAAAAGACGGCGTTGTCATGTTGCAGCCTCAGATAAATTATGCGCAAGTCCGCGTAGCTATTGTATCAACGATTATGCCTGCGCCAACATTGATTCTGCGGCGTCTTGCACATGTTCTACTCGAGCTAACCAACCCTTTAAAAACTTTTGCTGAGATGAGTTGGTGGTAGCAAGTCCGTTGTAAAAGCGTTGTTTCTGGTCGGCAAAGTTTTTCAACAGTTTGGCAGGGTCAGCTTTGGCAACCAGCCCTAAAGTTCCAGAGCCAATGACGCCATCATCCACAGCGCCTACAGATCGCTGGAGGAACTTTGCAGCCCTGCCAGTACCGGCATTGACTGCAAAATCAAAGACGGCGTAATCGACGCCTACGGGGAGGTCATCGCCCTTGACTTTGTCCCAATACATGGAGCGGTAGAAAGGCTTGACCTTTTCTTGTGTCAGCAGCTTCATCTCACCGGGTTGGATGGCGCGGTTTAGGTATGCACCCCAAGCACCAATCGTCACTCCAAGGTTGGTCTCACCGCCACGGTCTGCCGGGTCGTTGACGTACCCACCTTCTGACTTGATGACCTTGGCAAAGCAGGCGTCGAAGTTGGATTTCATTTCAATGCCTCCGCTTTGGCAAGCAATTCGGTTTTTTCCTTGCTGCCAGCAGACGAGCCAAAGTAGAAGTTCACCACTTGTTCGGCCTTTGCGGACAGGTAGCCAATCAAAGTGCCAGCCAGTACGGAATCCACAACGGCAAACCCGCCCAGCGTTGCTACCACCACACCAATAAACGCACTGACAATGAGGATTGCCAGCGAGGGTACGAGCATGGACTTGGTTGCTATCTGCATTTCACGCGCAGATTTCCTGTCTTCTACAACCAACCTAGCAAAGTCCAAGTTCATTGACTGGGCCTGCTTCTTCAATTCCAGTTCTGCAAGTTGAATTGCTGCGACTTGTTCAGATGTCAACTTGCCGCTGCTGATAACGTCTTGCACTTGCTCAGGTTCAACACCAATGGCTTTGGCAAGTGCAGCCACACCCATGCCAGCCAACGGGCCAGCCAAGCATGTTGCAATGGTGGGCGCAAGTGTTTTAAGCCACTCCATTTGTTTCTCCTACTTTGATTTCATCCATGTGGCTACCAACTTTCAAGCCACTGAGCCAGCCAATGAGTCCACCCACAATGGTCTGGAACGCTGGGCCGATGATTTCAAAAATCTTGGTGTTGTCTACTTCTTTCACAAAAAGGCCGTGGACAAGCGCCCCGATGAGCACAACGACCACGGAACACAGGGTGGCGGTCACCATCATCGTGACCCAGTAAATTAACCGGTCTTTTGCGTCCATCATTTTGCCCTTTCGTACAGTCGCTCAACCTTGGAGCGAATTTTTATGCTGTCTGCCACACCTAGCACCGTTGCCAAGTTGTTGTAAATAAGGGCCAGTTGCTCCTTGGTGCAATATGGCCCTGTGTCTTCAAGCCAACCCCAAACCCTGTCTGCGCGTTCTTTGGGGTCATGGCTGCTGTACCCTATCTCAACAAACTCAGATACGCTGCACTCGCGCTTTGCTGTTGCCCCGTACACCAATGACAGGACAAGAACGGGTACGAGCCAGCGCATTCATTTGTCAGCCTTGCTGTCCAGCTTGTCAAAAATCTGCTTCAAGATGGTCTTCACTTCCGCGATGTCCTCGCGATAGTCGCCCTTGATGACGTAGGTGGTCGGCATTGCGTTGACCTTGTCTTCGAGCTTCTGAATCTGCCGGGTCATGTTGTTTACAACGTAGGCGGCCAGAAACCCGGCAATCACCACGACGATGTTGAATAGCTGCTGGTTCTCCACGATTACTCTGCCTTGGGTTCGATGGCCTCTTTGGCCTCTTTTTGGATGGCCTCTATCAACTGAAACACTTCTTTGTAGGGGCGGTCACCAAGGTAGCCCAACACGGCGTTTAGCAGGTTGGTGGAGATGGCAATCTTGTCGTTCATGCTTGCACCCAAGAAGTAGTAGCCTCATCCCAAGCAAAAGGCCCGCCTTCAGTGGGCATGGCAGTCGGTGCATCCCACAGGCAAGTGTCTTCGTTCAGCGTCCAGCTTGCGTAGGGCTTGGGTGGGATAAAGGCATCGCGTCCCTCGTCATAGGTGTAGCCGATACCAGCGTAGTTCTTGCGCAGCGGACGGCCTTCGGGGTGTTGCCCGCCTTGGGTGTTGTAGCTGGTCTGCACCCAGCCGTGGCCCAGCGCACCAGTGTCGATGAAATCCTGCTCGGCAACAATCACCTGAGTGACGATGCCGTTCTCTACTTTTGCAAAATGGCTCATGTGTTCTCCTTAACGAGCGTTACTGTACTTGAATGGGTTTTCGGCAAAGGCCATGTAGATGTAAGTTGCGCCATTTGTTCCTACATTTGAATTGCTTGTGCGAACCTTAAACCCGTTGGATAGGATGTCAATATCACTTGTTCCGCTGGATGTCTCCACAGTATTAAAGTTTGGGTACAAAACGCCATTAACTACGTTGTATGGGGTTCTTGTGGTATCCCACATTTGCCAAGCATCTGCCCCTGAGGTATTTTTTACAATAATAAACCGTGGTCGAAATCCAAGGTAAACAAACGTACCGTCCGCAGAACCATTGCCCGTGTAGCTGCCAAATGCGCTGTACCCTGCTACTGCGGCAAAACAATAGGCAACACTATTGATGCCATTTTCGTTTACAGCAACAACATTACCAGGACTTCCGGCAGTTGCAAATCCAAATGTAGTGCTGCTGCTTAAATCAGCCAATATTCCATCTCCAACCGTTGCCGCTGAAGTTGAAGCGTTGGTCACATTCAAAAATAAATTGGTGTTGCTGGCTGTGCTTTGATGCTTAACGTGCCAGTAGTCAGTTCCAGTTCGTTCTTTACAGATAATCATTGCAGGCACAACATTTAAACCATGCCCAACAGTCGCTGCTGTAAGCCCGTTACCTGTCCACAAAACAATGCTGAACCCAGCCGTAGTGTTTGCGCTCACCGTACTGGTGATAGTGCCGCTGGTGTTGGTTACGCCTGCTCCATTGGCTGCCCATTGCCATGCGACATAGGTGGCTGCGCTGGTGTTCATTTGCGCCAATGCGCCAACAGTAAAACCTGTGCTGCCAAAAGCTGTCAGGCCAGTGGATTCTGTTGTT